CGACCGGCAGACCAAGCAGAAGCTCGGTCCCAAGGGCAACGTGATCGAGGCGCTCCAGAAGTTCTCGATGAAGCCCTGTCCCATCTGCGGGTCCAAGGTACCTACGAACACCGGGTACTGCATGAAGTGCAAGAAGAAGACCCTGAAGACCGAGAGCGTTGACGAGGCCACGTTCGAGAAGGGTCGCCGTGTTGCGTGGACTGCCCCTAACGGTACCAAGATGCAGGGCGTGGTGGTCAACGACGTTGGCGGCAAGTATGACATCAAGGTCAGGGTGACGAACCCCACGCCCAAGAGGGGCGACGAGGAAGTCCTTGTCAAGCGCGCGAAGCTCAAGACTGCGGGGCCTGCTGAGGACCTCGACGAGGACAAGACGAGCAAGGAGATGGAGGCGGGGCTCAAGGGCTTCGTCGCCGACTACATCCTCTCCCGCAGCCACGGCAACGTCTCGCTTGCCAAGCAGATCAAGAAGAAGATCGACGCGATCATCAAGAAGAAGGGGCTCAAGAAGGACAAGGTGTACGGGTACTTCGGCGACCCCGACGACCCGAAGCAGCGGGAGAAGGTTCGCAAGGCCGCGCGCAACCTCAAGGAGAGCGAGCTTGCGGAGGTCGCGGGTGGCATGACCATGACGATGCAGGGCCGCGAGATCAAGGAGCCCACGTTCCTCAAGTCGATGGCGAATAAGGCGGGGGTCGAACTCAAGCGGGCTCTCCGTCTGTGGGGCAAGGCTCAGTTCGCCACCGAGGACCAGTACCCGGAGATCAAGAAGAAGTCCTCGCGGTACTACGAGATCGTGACGGGCATCTTCAAGAAGATGCAAGATGCTCAGGCTCAAGGAGGATGTGGACCTCAAAGCGTGGCTCGCGGGCTTGAGCAATGCGGACTGGCGGGGCATTATCGAGCAGGAGCCCCCGACCAACGGCGAGCCCCCCGCAAACGGCGAAGAGCCGGATGACGATGACGATGACGACGACGATGATGACGAAGAGGACGATGACGAGGACGAGCCCAAGGCAAAGCCGAAGCCCAAGACCACCGTCGCCGTCGCCTCCGGGAAGAAGGGCAAGAGCGCGGTCAACTACCAGCCGCAGTCCGGGACGAAGAAGTGCAAGACGTGTTCGTTCTGGCTCGGCGGCCAGTGCTCTCAGGTGAAGGGTAAGATCAGTCCGGACGGCACGTGCGACCTCCACCAGAAGAAGGTGAAGACAGAATCCAACAATTTGTTGGTCCGCTTCAGCATCACCGAGAGCGATCACAAGCTCGTCAAGAAGTTCATGGACCTCGCGAAGGGCGTTGGGCTGGACTACGAGACTCCTGTCCATCTGCGCGGCGGGAAGCTCGAATTCGATGTTCCGGAGGCGCTTGGCCGGAAGATCAAGCCCTTCATGGAGGGCGTTGGGGTCTCTGCGGAGGTCCTGCAGGAATAAGGGGTTTTTCGGAAAAAAGGGTGGACACTACTACACCCTTGCGTTAAACTTTTGGTCGTTGCCGCTCTGGCAGAACGGATAAGGAGGATCGTCATGAGTCCAGTCGTGATCGGCGGGTCCAAGGAGAAGGTCGATGAGGTCGACGTCGAACAGCTTCTCGTGAACGAGGAGGGCGAGCCCTCCATCGAGGCGCAGGTCATCGAGGCTTTCCTCGACGACGTCGAGTATTCCCCCCTCATAGACGAGATGCTGGCGGACGAGGACACGCGCGAACTCGTCAAGGTCAGCGAGGTGCACGCCAAGCCGCTCAAGGGCGTCGAGGGTGCGCTGATCGTCTGCGAGGAGGGCGAGGAGGACGATGAGGACGCGAGCCTCTACCTCCTCTTCGAGGTCAAGGGCTCGGACATGGCCGAGATCATCGACGTCGATGACCTGTACGCCATGTTCGACTACCACCTCCGGGAAGAGCTTCCCGAGGAGACCCTCGAAGACAAGATCAAGAAGGCCGTCTTCGGTGTCATCGACATCGACGAGGACGAGCTTGACGAGCGGTTCAAGAAGGGCGACTTCCGGAAGATTCACAAGGCTGGCGGGAAGGATCAGGTCGCGCGGATGCTGATCGCCATGATGAAGAAGGAAGTCATCCAGCGGGCCGACTCGCCGGGCACCGGTTACAAGGGCGGGGACTACAAGAAGCAGCCCGCCGGGTACTCGACCGGCACCCCGAAGGGGAAGAAGAAGTACCGCCTGTACAAGAAGAAGTTCGCCGCCAAGATCAAGAAGGCCGCCGTCAAGGCGAAGAAGGCCATCAAGATCGCGGGCAAGAAGGCGGGCGCGAAGGGCAAGAAGAAGAAGGCCGGTGGCAAGAAGAAGGTCGCCGCTTCCGTCGAAGCCCCGGCCGCCGGGACCGTTCTCAGCGAGGGCGCGAGCCTCGCGGGCAAGGTCCTCGGTGTCATGGGCGGGAAGCCTACGAAGCCCGGCTTCATCATCGAGGGCGATGAGGAGAAGAAGCCCGAGCCCGAGAAGAAGCCCGAAGGCGGGGACACCAAGCCCGCCGACGAGCCGGAGAAGAAGGACGGGGACACCGATCCCGAGAAGAGCGACGACGAGTAGCAGACTCTCGTCGATCTTTGCCTGAGCGTCGGGGCCGTTGGGTCACAGGGGGGTACCAGCGGCCCGGCCTCACCTCGGGAGGTGTTACTTGGACGGTCCTCCGTCTCATGAACTACCGCCAGTGAAGTCGTCCGAACTGGCGTTGAACACAGGCCCCGTCGGCGCGGTGTTGAAACGCCACGTCGATGAGGCTGACGAACTGGAGCCTGCGGCACAGCCAAATCCGTCTGCCGTCCGTGACGACGACAATGAGCCCTCGCCGCCGAGGACTCTCCCTGATCCGGCCCCGCAGGCTCCGGCTTCTGGTGACCTCCCCGAAGGGCTGACCACCCTCGGGGAGGTTGCCAACTACCTCCAAGCCAAGATAGACGAGGCACCACCCGAGTTTGACGAAGCGGAGGGCGAAGTCGACGCCGATTGGGATGCAGCCAAGCTGTTGAAAGAGAGCGTACCTCAAGTCCGCAGCACCGGTCCGCAGGTGGCGGCCAAGGCGCTCGGACGCATGAGGCCCGGTTCATGAATGTATACGACCCGTATGCACACGCCGAGCGGCCCTTAGAGGAGTGCACCGCGCTCCTGTTCGCAGGCGACTACATCCCCGTCAAGTCCGTGATCGAAGACAAGTGGTTCGCCGTTCACATGCGGACCAACCGATCCTTCAAGCTGTCCAATCTTCCCGAGGACGCCAACGGGAAGATGCTTCAGGATACGATCCTTTCTCACGAACTCTCCAACGAGTTGCTCGAAGCGTGCTACGAAGTACGCTTCCGGATGGTGGAGGTCGCTCCTCCAAGCGAGGCGGAACTCGATGAGGCGAAGGCGCGAATCGACTCTCGGTACGGTCAACCCCCCCGACCCGCTGCCGAGGCGAGAGCGCTCTTCTCGGGCTATAGACCCGGCGAGGTCCGCCTTGCAACCATCCGTCTGTCAGAGAAGCTCCTCGATGACACGATGGCAAGCATAGAGCGCGTGCGGATCAGCGCGCTTGCGGAGGAGGGTTAGTGCATGGCGCTCTCCGCGCTGCTCGCCGATCCCACGGTCGAGGAACCTACGTACCTCGATGACTTCTTCCTCTCGGAGGCGGTCTGCCGCAGGATCGCCTCCTTGACGGAAGGCCGGGAGGACAAGCACGTCCTCAAGGCTGTCTTCCTCGCCGGAGCCGGAGGCGCTGGCAAGTCTGCCGTCGCCGACGCGATGTTCGCGGGCACCGGGATGAAGGTCATCAACGCTGACAAGCATCTCGAACGGTTCCTGAAGGAACTCAAGATACCGCCCGCCGAGGTGGGGCTGGAGTACGGGCTCTTCCGCAAGGCCCGCGATCTCATGAAGAAGGAGATGAGGCACTACGCACTCGCCCGCCTCGGGGTCATCGTTGACTCGACGGCGTGGGAGTACACGCGGATCGCGGAGCCCGTCAAGAAGTTCCGGCAACTCGGGTACGACGTCTTCATGGTCTTCGTGGACACGAGCCTTGAGACGGCGCTTGCCCGGAACAAGGCGCGGGCAGAGAAGGGCGGCCGGAAGGTCCCGGACAGTTTCGTCGAGGACGCGTGGCGCGGATCGCAGAAGAACAAGAAGAAGTTCGCCAAGCTCTTCGGCAAGAAGCGGTTCCTCATCGTCGATAATGACAAGGACGTGGAGAAGAAGACGTGGGCCAACGTGATCGCCCCGAAGCTACGTTCCATCTCCAACAGGATTCTCAAGGCGGCCGTCAAGAACAAGAAGGGGATCGCGTGGCTGAAGAGCGGCAAGCGGGCGACGAAGGCGTCGCGTGCAGCCGAGTGGCCGAAGCCCAAGAAACCCAAGCCGTTCGTCTTCAAGGCCGATGCGCCCAAGGCCCCGCAGGGGAAGGTGAGCAAGAAGGGCGTCCCGATGGGGCGCAAGGGGCCGTCGAAGCTGAAGGCCGAGTTCAAGGGTAAGGGCAAGATGGACCTCGGCGTGATGTTTCCCGAGCTATTCGGGAAGAGCTACATCCGCCCCAACGAGTCGATGGCCGAGTCCTTCATCAACGAGAAGGACCTCTCGAAGCTCAAGCCCAAGCTCGACGACCTGAAGCACAACATCGAGGCGATGTACGAGCTTGAGTGGAAGTATTACCAGATCAAGAACAACGCGTGGACCGGCCGCCCGGAACGGTACGAGAACACGCTGAAGCTCTACGCCAAGGCGCTGAAGCAGATCATCCCCGCCACAGCGAAGCTCCTGCTTCCGACGTTCGATAAGTGGCTCTCGCAGCACGCGCTCACGAGCAAGAAGTCGTGGGGCAAGGCGCGCGTCGGTGAGGACCGCGAGATGTACGACGACGTGAAGGAGGCGTGGGGCGCGCTCCAAGGCGAGCTTGAGAGGTACGGCGGCCGGGATGCTACGTGGGCTCTCATTGACGTGGACCTCGATCAGACGCCGCGCTTCAAGGAACTGGTCGAGCTTCTCCGCAGTGAGGACGAACAATTCTGGAAGGACGAGCAGTACAGCGAGCACGGCGATGACGATGACGAGTGGGAGCCGTACCCGTACGAGGACGAGCAGTCGTACCTCGAATCGCTCGCGGGCATGGGGGACTTCGGTGACGCGCTCGCGTCCTTCTCCATCGACGACGGCTGGAAGTGGGACATCATCGAGGAACTCTACGGCGAGCTTGTCTTCGATGCGTGGTTCGATCACTGGAAGGCGCAGGGGATCGTGCAGACGCGGGCAATGGTCCAGAAGCGTCGCAACGATCTCAGCAAGCTCTCGCGTGGTGTGAAGAACGTCCCCAAGGGCGTGGTCCGGCTCAACCTCGCGCTCAACTGTGCGCACCAGACGGGCTCGATGCTCGACTACGTGGAGCAGGAGCACGAGGATGTCAACACCGCGTTCCTCAACAAGCTCTCCAACCGGGCGATCCCGCCGAAGTGGAAGAAGGAGATGCGGACCATCGGCGTGGACCTCAACCCGGCGAACGAGAAGAAGACGAGCAACTGGCAGAAGTTCATGAAGGCGTGGAAGTCATACTCCGAGTCGCTGGACGAGGGCGTGTCCGCGATCTACGAAGGCAAGAAGGGTCCGATGTGGAAGACCCTTGAGAAGAACAAGGTGAAGCTCTCTGACGAGGAGCGCGCTGAGGTCATGAAGCGGAAGGCTGTCTGGCACCACGGCCCGAACGGAGAAGCGACGCCCGCCGTCTGGAAGGCTGTGGTCGACGGCGTGAAGTGGTACGTGACGAACACGCACCGGGCCTTCAACGTCCGGCCTACGCTCGCGGGCGCGATCAGCCGGTACCACAAGTTCATCAAGAGCACGGCTTAGGGGCACGCGATGGCAACGGGGAAGTACAAGTTCGCTGACCTGAAGGATGTCGAAGAGGCGATGAACGGCCTCGACTCCATCGTCTCAGGCGCGGGTGTGATACAGGGTGCGGTCAACACGTTCGCGGACCTGCCGAATCCCATTGGCCTCAAGGACGGAACTATCTACATCGTTCGGCTGGACACGCCGGGCCACGACAACGGCTTCTATGTGGTGCAGTCGGACACGTGGCAGTTCTTCGATGCGCTCAACTTCCAAGACTCCGACGAGGTCCCCAACAAGTCGATCATACCGGGTGCGAGCGTGACCGCTGCGCTCGATCACCTCGGCGGGTACTTCATGTCGGACTTCTCTACGCCACAGGCGGCCATTGACGCGGCCATCGTGTCGGGACAGAAGTTCCTCTTCGTCGATCAGCTATTCTCGCTCTCCGTCGCGCTGGACCTCAAGAGTGAGGCGGACCTCAGCCTCATGGGGCTCGGGTCGGGGACGGGCTTCCTCGTTGCGAACGTGGCAGCCACAGGAGCCATCGAGAACGTCGGGGATCGTGCGAAGCTCAGTGACATCTACATCGAGGTCCAGAACTGCACCACCACGGCCAAGATCATCGACGCGGACGCGGCTGCAGGCGTGACGCTGGACAACGTGCTCATCAGGATGAAGACCGGCACGCAGGCGGCCCGCGCCTTCTCGCTCTTCGACTGCGACGACTCCACCGTCAACCTCTGCCGGGTCATTGTCGAGGATGCTGGCACTGGCAAGCTCGATTACGGCATCTATGCTGAAGGCTGCGAGAACATCATCGTCCAGAGCAACCGCACGCTCAAGGGGACGGTCGGGATCAGGGTCGATGACAGCGAGCGGGCCTCGGTCGAGAACAACTACGTCCTGTATCCGTGGGGCAACGCGTACGAGATCGTTGACTTCAACCACGGGCAGGCCCTCAGCAACCACGCGTACTCGGGCAACACGGCGGGCACGTACGGCTTCTTCCTTCAGAACCTCGAAAGCCTCCAGTTTGGCAAGAATGACGTGCAGGATTGGGACGCCGGGGCCAACATGACCGGCGCGTACTTTGACAACGTGGACAAGGGCGTCTTCGAGGGGAACCTCTTCCGGGACCTCTCGCTTGACGGGATGTACTTCACGGACAGCGCCAGTCTCACGTGCCGGAACAACTTCGTGCACGTGTGCGGGCGCGACGGCATTTACTTCAACACTAACCAGTACGCGAACATCTCGGGGAACTACATCTATTTCCCCGTGCGCGACGGGTACGGCTTCACGTCCTGCGCTCAGACGATCCTCAATGACAACCACATCTTCGGACCGGGCGGCCGAAACGGCGTCCTGTGCTCGGCCGGGGCCATGTTCCAGATTGCCAACAACCACCTGTACAACGCCTTCGGGACCGGACCGGATATCGAGTGTGTCGATTGCACGACCGTCGTCATCGAGGGCAACATCTGTGGCGGGTCCAGTGTGCAGAAGGTCTACCTACATGGGGCCACCACGCGGGACATCCTCGTCGACGACAACCAGTGCACGTTCGTTCGATACGATGGGATCGTCGTTGAGGACTGCGAGAAGGTACAGGTCAAAGACAACACCATGCGCGTCGGGAGCGATGTTGACTTCGACGCCATCAAGGTGACCGAGGGCAATGACATCCACGTCGAGGGCAACCAGATAACTCAGTGGGACGCTTCGACGGGCATCCGTGGCATCTCGTGGACCACCTCCGTGGCGGACAGCAGCAAGGGCACCATCTCTCGGAACAGGATCACGGGCCTCACGGGCGTTGGCATCTACCTCCACGGTGCACCCCCGGCCGGACCGAAGTATCACGAGCACGTCGACGTGGAGAACAACAGGATCGTCAGTCCGGGGAGCCACGGCATCCACGCCGCGCACATCCGGTACTGCAACATCAACGGGAATAAGATCAGCAAGGGTCAGGGGCAGGATACCTACGGCATCCTGATCGAGTCTGACGTGGGTCAGTCGAACAACCTGTGCTCCGTCTCTCGCAACAAGATCACGGAATGGAATGCGCAGACGGGGATGGGCTGCATCAAGATCGCCGGAAACAATAATACCGAGTTCGAGATCGACGAGAACAAGGCGTACCAGTGCACCGGCCACGCGATGGAGATCAAGTGCAGCGGGTTCAGCCTCATTGGCAACCGGGCCGAGGCAGCCTTCGGCGCGGCTCTACTTGCCAACGGGCTTGTCAACGGCAGCATCACTGGCGGGTCGTACGAGGGCGGTGACGCCACGACCGGGGGTGCTATCGTCTTCGACGGTGGCGGATCAGTCACGCTCACTGGAGCCTTTATCAGTGGCGGTTCCTATCGCGCGGTGTGGGTGAAGGACTACTGTGAGAACATCAGCGTCACGGACAACCACATCAAGACCGGTGGGAACCTCGCGGCTGACCGCGCTGTCATCGACGTGGAGGGCGAGGTCGAGCGTATCCTCATTGGCGACAACGTCTTCGAGCACTCGAACCATCACCCGATCCGCGTCAAGACCGGAACCACTGGCGATCCCGACGCGGTGACGGTCAAGGGGAACATCTGCGTCGGCTGCTCTGTCGGCGGCATCAAGTGCCAGAACGTGGGCCATCTCAAGGTCGAGGGGAACACGCTCGGTGACAAGGCGTACAACGCCGGATACCCGGCCATCGACGTGGACAACTGCGATCAGGCGTCGCTCCAGCACAACACGATCTATGACTGGAACGCCGGGGCCGGAGATCACGGCATCTACGTCCAGAACTCGACCAAGGTCCTGCAGGCGGACAACACGATCCAGAATGTGGGAGGTGACGCGGCGAAGTGGGAAGATACGGTCACGTACTCGATGAGTCGTGACAACATGATGATCGGCGAAACCGTCGATCTCGGTTCTGGCACCGGTAACGATGCGAACGGTGACCGGATCGTATAGCCCCTTGCGAGCCCAAGGGAGGTCAGGCGTGGCGACGAAGGCGAAGACGAAGAAGAAGCCCACGAAGAAGAAGCGGGCCAAGGGGTCCAACGGCCATTACGCGCGCGCGAATGTCGTGAGGCTCAAGGTCGCGGACCTCGAAGACGCTCCCTACAACGCGAGGACGATCACGCAGAAAGCTCTCAAGGGACTCTTCAAGAGCCTCGAAGAGTTCGGCCTCGTGCATCTCCCCGTGGTCAACAAGCGCAAGAAGAAGTACCGGATCATCGGCGGCCACCAGCGGGTCCTTCTTCTCAGGCGAGAGGGGGTCGAGCATGTATGGTGCATCGTGGTGGAGGTCCCCGACGACGTTGAGCGAAAGGCCAACTTCACGCTCAATAACCGAGCTATCCAAGGGGAATTCGTTCCCGAACTCACCCGAGACCTACTGGACCGGATTCGGGGTCTCGTCGATAACGCAGACGCGAAAGACTCGCCCTTCAAGCTCCTCAACTTCGACGAGCTAGTGAAGCGGGTCTCCCGGAACATGAACGTGCTCTCCGGCGAGAACGGACAGCCGATCATCCTGAACGAGGGCCGCGTCGACGAGGACGCCGAGCCGCAGATGACGAAGACCAAGGCCGACTCTCAGGTCGGGACGATCTACGAACTCGGGGATCACCGCATTCACTGTGGGGGTCTCAAGGGTGTCGGGAGTCTCAAGGCGTTCGGTGTCGCAGACGACGTGGTGGACATGGCCTTCACCCGGATCGCTGATCCCAAGACGCTGAGCGAGGGGTACCTCGACTCGTATCTCGGGACGATACTGGAGGGCACGAGGGGGGCCGTTTACATCGTCACGACGACGCGGAACCTCGCGCAGATTCAGCAGCGCTTCGAGGCTCTCCACGGGCACTGGTCAACTACGCTCATGTGGGTCTATCCCGAGGCGAGCCCGTCGGTCGACGAGCGGTACCGGGACGTGCTCATCCCCGTCATCTATGGCTGGCCGGAGGGGGCGGATCGCCAGTTCTATGGGGAGAAGCGGATCAGCAACGTCTTCACCCTGAAGCGGGCACCGAAGAACAAGCTGCCGGTGGAGATCGCCATCAAGGCGTACGCGCTGTCCTCGTGCGACGGGGACAACGTGCTCGATGTGGACGTGGGGGACGGCTCAAGTGTCATCGCCGCGAGCATGACCCCGCGTCATCTGATTGGCTACGTACGAACGGCCCACGCCTGTGACAAGGTGCGGAGGAGATGGGCCGAATTCATTCATGGGCCGAAGTGCAACTGGAAAGCGCTTACACCGAAGCGTTCCGGATGACCGGAGGTGGAGGGCGCTGTGTGGAAGAACGAGAGCCGACGCTGTTAGGAAAGATCGCGTGCTTCTTTGGGGTGCACCCGTGGCAGTACAACACCCCGTGGAAGGGCGAGTACATGTGGCCTCACCGGAGCCGGTGGAGGTGGAAGAGGCGCTGCATTGTCTGCGGGGTCGAGGAGGTCTGGTATCCTCACCTTCAAGGGCAGTCGAGCGGCGGATGGCACAGACAGAGGTGATCTATGCCGATTGAGATGACGAAGCCGACGATCATGCGGCTCAAGCTGAGCACGCTTGAGTTCTCGAACTACAACCCGAGGCAGATCAGCGAGACCGCGATGCAGGGTCTCCGCGAGGCGCTGGCCGAGTTGGGTCTCATGGACATGCCTCTCGTCAACGTCGCCGACGGGAAGAAGAGGATCATCAGCGGCCACATGCGCGCGCGAGCGCTTATGGAGGAGGGGTACACGGAGGCGGACTGCCTCGTCGTGGAGTTCGACGACCTGAAGGAGCAGATGGCGAACATCACGATGAACAACCCGGCCGTTCAGGGGAAGTGGGACCTGAAGGACATCGTGCCGACGCTCGATCAGATCACGGCGGACCTACCGAAGCCGGACCACATGCTGCTGGAGACCTTGCTCCGGGACATCAGGAAGCAGGTCTCGCGCAACCCGGACCTGAGACCGTCGGGCAAGAAGTTCGCGGGCGGCACGCCCAAGTCGAGCGCCGGAGTGATCTACGGCCTCGGCCCGCACCGGCTGTACTGCGGAGCCATGCAGGACAAGGACGCGTTCCCCTTCATCTTCGGGAAGAAGCGAGCGACGGCGTGCGTCACCGATCCTCCGTACAACGTCCAGTACGAGCAGGCGGGCAAGGACGGCGAGATCGAGAATGACAACATGAGCCCGGCTGAGTTCCGGTCCTTCATGGAGGACGTGGTGTCCGTGATCCGGGCGTACGTCTCCGGCGTCACCTACATGTTCATGTCGAGCAAGTACCTGCCCGTCGTGCAGGACGTGTGGGAGTATCACGACGGGATCGTGGATCGCTGGATGGCGTGGGTGAAGACGAACCCGAGCGTCAGCAGCTTCCGGACGGTGGACTTCCACAGCCAGTTCGAGTGGATCATGTTCGGGTACAAGGCCGGGGCGAGTGTGCCGGAGGTCGAGACGGCGAGGACGAACCTCCTCATGTTCCCGAAGCCAGCAGTCAACAAGCTCCACCCGACGCAGAAGCCGCTCGAAGTGGTCGCGCCTCTGGTCGAGGACGCCACCGACGAGGGCGAGATCGTCTTCGATCCCTTTGTCGGGAGTGGGACTACGATCATCGTCTGCGAGGTCCTGAAGCGCGTGTGCTTCGCCTGTGAGCTTGATCCCCGGCACGTGGACACCGCTCGACGGCGTTGGGCCGAGAGCGTGCACGGCGAGAATTGTGATTGGGAAGACTTGACTAAGGCGGTTTCGGCTATATGATGGCCGATGTCACACTGCTCTATTAAATAGAGGAGAAAGCGACGATGGATGCACCGAAGTATCTGTACCATGCCACCTACCTTGCAAACTATGACGGGGACACCATTGACCTCAACGTGGACCTCGGCTTCAACATCAACGTGACGATCCGCGTACGGCTCCTCGGTGTGGACACGCCCGAGCTTCGGGGTGTCGACGAGGCCGAGAAGACGCGCGGCCAGCGGGCGAAGGACTTCACCTGTCAGTTCCTCTCGGGCGAGGACGTGATCGTCAAGACCTACAAGGACAAGAAGGGGAAGTACGGCCGATGGCTCGCGGAGCTTTGGGTCGGGCAGAGGAGCTTGGGCGACGCGCTGCAGGAGGCGGGGCTCGCGGCTCCCATGTGACGGGTCGGATCGGGAATATCAGATGCCCTTGACGTACAAGGTCCCTAAGAACGTCCGCGCAGCGGCCGAGAATGCCCTCAGAGCGCACGCAAAGCGTCCGGGCGGCTCGGAAGCCGTCTCGGGGGCCGGTATCGCGACAGCGCTCAAGGAAGGCACCGTGGGGCTCGATCTGGTGGCCTCTCTGCACCGGTTCTTCACGATCAACGAGCGCCTATACCGTGCAGCCATACGGACCCTCCAAGATGACCTCACCGCGCCCGTGATCCTGTCGTGGAGACTACATGGGGACACGGGCGGCAAGGTATGGGCTCGCCGGGTCTTCACGCAGGCGGTGAAGGAGGGACTCCTCGAAGAGGATCAGTACGCCGCCCTCTTCCGCCGCGAGCCCGAGCAGATTTACGACCTCTTCGCCGCCGACGCGTGGCGATGGGAGTACGGCCTCGATCCACGGAGCGCCGCTCGCTTCGTCGAGGAGTACGCTCACCAGACCGGCAACCTTCTGGAGATCAACCGGGCCTTCGGCGACGGAGCAAAGGCCGTCGGCAACGCCGTCTATCGCCGGTACCACACGCCCAACCCGTTCGAGGAAGTGTACAAGGCGATGGTCGTGGAGGACGTGGACTACAAGCTCGCGGCCGAGCTTGATCTCCATGACATGTGCCGGAGCGCGAACATCCCGCTGAGCGAATCGCTCTTCCCGCAGATCGCGAACAAGTCCGACCTCACCGTGGCGAAGACGATATGGGGCCAGTTCGTCGCGTACTTCATCCTTGCCGTCGAGGCTCCGGACCTTCTCAAGCCGGTGCACAAGGGCTCGAAGATTCCGCCGCTCCTGATGCAGACTCCGAAGAAGCACTTCGCGTACCCGGACCCGATCAACACCTACATCCGTTACTTCCATCCCGATGGCGCGAAATACGTGGACCCCAACAAGGACAAGAAGTTTGTGGGCCTTGAGGTCGAAGCCGAGAACCTCATGAAGCGCGCGTTCTATGGGAAGAAGATCACCCGAGTGCAGGCTCTCAAGTTCCTCGGCCGAGCCCGACGCTGGACCGCGAAGAACAAGATGGCCGGGAGCCTCTTCCACATCTTCAACGCTGACTGGAAGAAGGCCAACTGGCAGCACATCCTTGACAACATCCCGCTCGAAGCCGACGTCCAGCCTGCCTTCGCGGCGTTCGTCGCGGGCAACCCGATGCCTGCCGAGGGTGTGGACCTACAACAGACGCTCGCCAAGAAAGCCACGAAGGTGGGGGTCATCAAGGCGCTGTCCATTCAGTATGGCGACATGCCGACGGCCATCGAGCCCATGAAGCTCCGTGACACGGACTCCGGCAAGTGGGCCAAGGGAGAGAAGACTCCGCTCGGAGTTTACAGCGTTCTCCTGAGTGCGGGGACGGATCACAAGTTCATCATGCTCGGCGCATACAAGGTGCCAAGCCAGAACGAGCCGATCCTCGTGTATCACCCGGAGTTCGACGAGGCGAATCTCAAGCTCACAGGCGACGCCAAGCTCCTCGACGCGCTCAAGAAGAAGAGCGTCATCATCGTGCAGGGTCACAAGGACATGCCGGGCACTATCTACGGAGCGCCCGAGAAGCCGAAGAAAGAGGATCAGGCACCGGGCGCGGCCGAAGACGAGGACGCGCTCCTCGCCTTCATCGCCAGCGAGCTTGAGTTGCCAGTCGACGAGGTGAAGGCGATCTCCCTCACGCTCACTGAGTCGTGGGCCACGTTCGGATACGAGTATCCGGAGTGGATGTTCATCGAGACGACGGACCTTGATTACAAGAAGGAGGGCACGGAGTTCTCGCTGAAGCTCCTCGGCGCGTTCGAGACGGCCGTCCAGATGGTCATTGCCTACCGGGATGATGACGGCGATCTCGGGTGGACCGACGATGACGAGTTCTCGCAGGCGATCACGAAGCACTATGTCCGCCCGCAGGGGTGGGAGCCCAACGTTCCCGAGGACCCGGCCTTCCCCGATTGGGTTCCCAAAGAGCTTGGCAAGATGTTCGGAGTCGGGGCGGCCAACGTCAGTCAGGTACCGCTCAGCAGTACCAAGTTTGCCAAGGCGTGCAAGATAGAGAGCCTTGAGTGCAAGTCGTACTCGCAGTGGGTGTACTGCGGGCCGACCTACCAACTCATTGGTGCGGCGCAGATCGGCGGCGTCGTCCACATCGTCTTTCAGGACATCATTGACCCGAACGACCTCATAGGTCCGATGGACTCGATGGCGTCGCAGTCGGTGTACGACGGGACCGCGTACCCGTCGGACAAGAAGCAAGCGCTTCCCGATGACCTCCACAAGTTCACGGACGAAGAATACTCGGCGATCAAGAATCAGTACAACCTTGAGGAGCCGGACGTTCTCTCTGTCCCTCTCGAAACCACGGATAGCTACGACACCGCGAAGGAGAACGGGTGGGGCTTCCGTCGCGGGACTGTGTGGGGGGTGAAGACAGCGGGCGGCGCGTGGCTCTATTACAAGGTTTCCGGAGCCTTCAAGAAAGGCTTCGAGGTCATGTTCCTCCTGTACAAGGGTGAGGATCAGAACAGCACCACCGATATCGCGTTCTTCTACGATTCCGTCTTCAAGGGTGGCCTCAACAACGGTGACATCATCCCGGCTGCGCAGGTCCCCGTTACGTCCCCGCCCAAGTTCGTCGTCGGGGACGTGCTCGATTTCCCGTCGGCCCGGTGGGCGGTGTTGGGGTTCCAGTCCCAACAGTATCTCCTTCAGCCTCTCAACGTCAGCTACGATATCAAGGCCACGACCACGGGCTTTCAGGACGTTGTGGAGGGGGCGGCCGAGAAGGTCGGCCACATCGACGAGCCGCTCGCTGGCGCGCTCCTCACCGCGCACATCGTTCTCCCAAGCGGTTGGGAGCACATGCCGAAGGCCGAGTTCGTCGAGGAGACTGGACTCGCGCTCGGGACCGCCGTCAACATGGGCGGGAGCAATTATTGGATCAGCGGCGGCGTGAAGAACACGGCTGGCGAAACATACGTGCTCGGAACACGGCCCGCGACGTCAAAGAATTCCGGCTGGTCTGATATCGCGTACATCGAGCCGCTCCTCTCGCCTGCTAGTGACTACATCACCGAGTACGAGTCCACGTACGAGCCCACCGATCCGAAGCCGGAGCCCGGTGCGGAGGACGCGCTCGACGCGGTGGACGACGAGGCTGGCAACGCTGCGATGAGCGGTACGAATCCTGCCTTCACCTTCCTCAAGAAGAAGGATTGGACTCCGGCGGTCAAGAGTGAGAGCCCTGAGTTCCAGTGGGACCTCGGAGCGAAGCTCCAATACGGTCCGGAGAAGACGCGGACGATCATCGGGTACGGCTTCGCCGACGAGGCTGCTATCTACGTCATGGTCACCGAGAAGGGCAACGTCAACTTCAAGTCTGTCAAGGTGGGGAATCAGCAGTATGGCCCCGTGATCGAGTACGTCCAGAACATCGTTGACAACCTTCACCCGAAGCCGAGTGACGCGGGGAAGCAGAAGTTCCCGAAGCTCAATTACGGGCTCTCGTCGCACGCCAAGAAGCTCGCGCAGAAGCACGATCTGATCTATATCTCGTCGCCTGCCAATGCTCCCTTCTACGTGGGCTCCAAGATTTACGATAGCGTCGAAGGTAAGAGCGGCTGGCTCGTCGCGTGGACTGGTGACCCCGAGGAGCACGAGTTCAACGGGATCATCATGTACAAGGACGGCACGTGGTCCGAGCAGTCCTTCAACGCGATCCTCAACAACCTGAGCATCAAGTACGCGAACACCAACGTGATCGACGAGACTGAGGGTGACATCACCTTTGGCAAGGGTTCTGAGAACGTCTCCATGACGGTGAACTACCCCGGAGGCTCGCTGCCGACCAAGCCGGTCGAGGGGTGGGATGACCCAACGCCGGTTCAGCAGCCCGCCTTCCCGGAGCTTCCTTCAGGCAAGCACATCTCGGCTGGCGTCGTTGCCGTCTTCCCGGCAACTTCGACGGGCGTCAACAGCGGACCCACCATCGCGGTGCTCCCGAAGGCGACGTTTGTCATGACGCATCCGATGAACGAGTTCGCCGGGTACTCGATCACGTTCCCGAAGGGCACCGTCGAGCCGGGCGAGTCCATCGAGAAGGCTGCCGTTCGAGAGTGCTTCGAGGAGACGGGTCTCACCATGAAGCTCGTCGCGTTCCTCGGGGACTACAAGGGCCAGTCCTCGTTGACGCGGATGTTCATGGGGTACGTGACCGGCGGCGATCCGAAGGCGGCCGGGAAGGAAACCGACGCCGTCTCCCTGAAGCCATTCGACTTCGCTGCGCCGCCCTCGGAGCAGAAGTGGTGGAGTCAGCTTCAGGATCGTGACAAGAAGATCGTGGACGATGCCATCGACTGGATGAACACCAACGGGCTCCCCAATGAGGTGAAGATCAGCGAGGCGGCAGAGGACAGCGCCGTTACCGGACCACAGGACACGGAAGGCTCGAACGGACCGGATACCTACGACCCGAAGGCTGAGCACGAGTACAAGCAGGAGTTCCCCAAGCAACTCATCAGCACGGCGGACTATAAGGTCACCGTCGATACGAAGAAGTGGTGCGGCTCCTTCTTCGGCACGGTGTATTACGAGCAGTGGTGGTACGGGAAGCAACTGGAATGGATCAACTTGGGCTATCCGCCCGTCGGCGCTCTCATCAAAGCTCCGGATGCTCAGGTCCCGGTCTCGCGCGTGCGCGCGTACGTGGACACGAAGGAGAAGGATGAGGGGGGCGAATACTTCGGGACCTACATCGTCGTCGAGTACGAGGACAAGACGACTCATTGGGCGCTCCTCATCAACAGCGGTCAGGCTGGAGCAACGCCTTACAAGCCCGAAGTCTTCCAGCCCGTCGTCTCGAAAACGTCTGTCAAGCCGACGGCGATCACGGCGGACACGACCAAGGACGATGTGTGGAAGACGCTCCTCTTCAAGGCCCCGTTCCCCGTCAGTCAGGAAATGCAGGACGCGCTCAAGAAGACGGCGGCGGCGATCCCCTCGATACCGGCCACCTTCTCGTGCGCGAAGAACATGACGAAGGGACCTCCCTACGGAGAGATCGTCGTCTATCCGGCGCTCGATTCGGACGTGCCGTACCTCGTGGCCGGGTACGTCGAGTGGAAAGACACGGAGGGAAACGATTACAGCTTCGCGCTCCTTGTCGGCGGCGGCAAGGTACAGGTCATTCCGTCGCTCAACTTCATAACCGACGAGTGGTCCATAGACGCGAACGCGAAAGCGGCACAGAGCCCGGCCGATCCGTTCTTCACACACCCGGACCCCAACATCAACGCGGTCATTCAGCAAATCTATGCCAACGGCGGGGACACCAAGGCCGTCGGCACGACGGTCGGTCAGTTCAAGGATCAGTGGATGAAGGAGGCGAAGCTCCCTGCCTACGCCGTCGTCACCAAGCCTCTCCTTCAGGACGTGGCGTCGCTCTTCGTTCCCGGTGCGGCCACGCAGGCACAGTACGACGCCATTGTCGGTTGCCTCAAAGCCCGGATGAAGGCCACGCACAAGAACAAGGGCAAGAAGGGCACGAGCGCCGGGACCGCTGTCGCCACGCCGCAGATCACGGCCGCCGCTCCGGTTCTTCCCGAGGTCAACGTTCCGAAGAAGGTCCTGAAAGCGAAGGGACTCAACGTCGAGTCCGCCGTCTATCAGAACTACGTCAATACCCCGCAGCCGATGCTCTTCAGCGATCTCGGTCAGACCGTTGGTGGTGGCTCGAAGCCGAACAAGCTCCTTGCCGGTCCCGGCGGGACGAAGTGGTTCTTCAAGATGGGTCCGGGGAAGGAGACCTTCCGGCCGTACGTGGACCGTGCGGCGTATCTGATCTCCGACCTCGTGAAGGATAACAACATCCCCGTCGGCGTCATGGAGTTCGAGGGCGGCGTCGGGTCCTACCAGCCGTACGCCGAGGACGCGACGAATCCGCCGAGCGATCCCACCACGCTGTCGCCGGAGAACATGGCAGAGGTCCTCGCTCAGCACATGGTCGATATGTTTATGGGGGACCACGACGGCCACGTCGGCAACTGGCTGCGGATCGGCACACAGCTTCGCGCCGTTGACCGGGGGCAGGCGTTCAAGTTCCTCTTCCAGAACAAGAATGATAGCTACGATCCCACGTGGCACGCCAAGGGGAACTTCGGTGAGGGGTACGCCAAGAAGCTCCTCATCGAGTGGGGCAACAACAACGTCGATCTTCCCAAGGAGTCTCTGCAGGGCGCGCGCGACGCCATCGCCAAGGTGCAGGCCATCGTGGACCAGCAGCTTGAGGCGATCCTCACACCGGTCTTCGACGCTCGTGACACGTCACCAGCTGAGCGGAAGAAGATTCTGAAGAAGCTGTACACGAGGAGGGATAACTACCTCAAGGACTGGACGGCCGTCATGAAGGGCTTGAAGAAGGGCTTCAAGTGGCCGTCGGTCGGTGTCACGATCCCGAAGATTACCCCGCTCAAGTCCTCTCCGAAGACGCAGGAGTTCAAGGCGCGCGAGGAGAAGACGATCAAGGAGGCCGTCGCGGCGGGCTGGCAGGGCAAGGCTCTCCAGATCGACAAGGATGCCATCGAGAATCAGGAGGTCATGGTTCGGCGGGTGACCTACGAAGAGAAGCCGGGCATGAAGATACCCGCGACGCTGATCCAGTTCCGTGTTGCTCGCGAAGCCGGACTGAAGCTCGTGCAGACGCTCGCCCCGAAGGCGAAGGTCACCATCGAGGAGGGCGGTACGGCATTCGGTCCGCAGCGCCTCAAGGCCGACGTGGTGAAGAATTATTACGAGGCGATCCTTGCCGCGATCAAGAGCGTCAATCATCACCTCTCCAAGGAGAAGAACCTAGAGATCAACATGGATCAACATGCAGACGGTTGGCAATGCGCTCAACCTATCGCCGGAATTGGAGAAGATTTTCAGCCAGACCAAGGACCCGGCTGGCACCTACAAAGCAACTGGCGAACCGAACGACGCCGTGAACGCGATGGCTGACCAGTACATCCAGTACCTCGCGGCGATCAAGGTCTTCGTGGACAGCAAGGAGGAGTATCTCGGAAAGCACTCGCCTCACTTCGCGCCGTTCCTGTGGCAGGAGCCCACCGAGGAAGAGGAGGAGCCCACCGAGATTCCGCAGATCGAGATCGAGCTTCGCAAGCAGGGAGCCTCGTTGCCGCAGTCGACGGCCGAGCCGGGTGAGGTTGTCATCACCGGTTTCAACAAGCCTGTCTACCGTACGTCGGAGCAGCCTCAGTTCGTCATCAAGGACCCGATCACGCAGGCGACGATCTTTTACAACCCGCCGGGTGGCGTGCAGGGTCTCAAGTCCGGCGTCGAGGGCCACAAGTCCATCGCGTGGGCGGTCATGAAGGGTGAGCCGTCCACTGGCGTCGTGGCGCACCTCATGAAGCTCTTCGAGTCGGCGGCCGGTCTGAAGATGCGGCCTGCCACGAAGAAGGACGACGAGGTTCTCTACTGGTCAAAGCAGGCGGCTCTCCTCCAGAGCGGCGGCAAGGTTCACCCGAAAGCAGACGGCACCGCCGAAGTTGATCCGGCATACGCGCAGGCGATGCAGCAGTACCGGATGGGCGATGACGATGCGGCGCTGAAGGGGCTGAAGGATTTCACGGCGAAGCAGCTTGGCGTCCCCGTCGGCCAGCTTACGAAGCAGCCGGGGTACAGCTTGAAGGGTGACTACACACGGGGGGCGGGCTGGCGCAGGCACGAGCGAATCGGATGGACCGCCTCGAAGCTCCAGAGCTTCATGGGGAAGGGCGCGACTGTCGCCCACACGGTAACCGGTGGCTCGGGCAACATGCTCAACTTCTTCCAGATGGCGATGAAGAACGGCTCGCTTCTGTCGAACAATCAGAAGCCCTTCTATGGAGTCAGTGTCAACGGATTCTCGACGGGTTCGGACTTCGACGCGGGTGGCACGCAGGGTCTCTTCTGCGTCTTCCGGAAGTTCGGGTCGGCCGGTGCGAACGTGCTGTACTTCGATATCGCTGTCTGTCTCAGAACGGATGTCTACGTCGTGGGTTCTGGTGACGCTTTCGGGAACGTCCACACCGAGCGGTACACCACACCGGAGCAGTGGAAGGGGAAGGTCGGTACGGGCCAGATCGGTGCAAGCTCGCACTTCCAGATCAACGTCCGTCATGACATTGACATTCAGAAATATCTTCTCTCGGCGGTGTGCTCGTCGGCCAGTTCTCGCGATCAGATCAGGAAGATTTGCAAAGACATGGGCTGGACGAAGTTCGCGCGCGGGCGCAGTATCGAACAGGCCATTGTCACCTCGAAGGAGGCAAAGTTCTGATGCCGTTGATGGACGCCATCATGCAGGGGATGGAGTTCCGGTGCGCCTACTACGGAACGCCGCAACCCATTGACCTCGTGGCGCGCGCGCCGGGCGAGACGCTTATCGCCTTCGCAGGGTGGTGGAAAGCACAATGGGACATCGGCAATGGTCTTGAGATCGTCAAGGGGAACCTCGTCGAGGCCGAGCAGGGCATCCGCTGGAAGTTCGACGAAGGTCCCGATGACACCCTCATCGCGTCGCCGAGTGATGGTGACATGCAGGCGCGGATCGACCGAACGCGCACGCTGCAGGACATCGAGCGGCCGATTTACCTCAACGCGCTCGCGATTCTCAAAGAACAGAACCCGGACTTCGATTTCGACCCGTGGATCGAGACCTACCTAGAGCGGCCTCTATACGACCCTGTGGCGGCATATCGAAAAAAGCACTTAGGACTACGAAAAACCTCTGGACTTTTGCTTCTCAACAGGGATAATGTGGGCGTCGATGTTCTTCTCGTGGATGAGCACGGCAACGCTGCAGTTGCAGCAGCGTCGGAGTGGCTGACCGTGTTCGCCAACAGGTGGACCGAAATGGAAGACAGGCCCGATCCTCAGAGCTTCGTCGAGTGGGTCGCGACGCAGCGTCCCTACGGTCCTCATGGTCTTAGCGAACCCTTTGTGTTGGAAGCGGAAGGTCACTTGGAGGACCTCGCCGCGAGAAGACTGAGTGAGTGATGGTCGTCTAGCTGGCGGCCACTTGGAAAGGAGCATTCAGTTATGCCAAGGCGTCAGGCAGCAGCGGTGGATGTGTACGATTTCGGTGCCCCGGCTGCGGTGGCAACGGTCCTCGACTTCAAGGTCTTGCAGGGCGGCAAGCTCGACCTTTGCTTCGAGAACCTCGAAGCGCCGGACCTCACGGTCTCGGTCGAGGTCTCCGAGGACGGGACCACCTACGCAGCGACCACGGCGGCGGACAACCTCGCGGTTGTCACCGACGAGGTCGTGGCGGGCGGCTGCAACAAGGACTTCACGGTCCTTGCGAGGCAGGACTTGGACAACTACGTCCGCGTCCGCGCCTTGGGCGGCACGCGTGCCAACATGCAGGTGCGCCCCGACGGCGTCCTCCAGATCAGGCAGATATAAGCAACAACAATTTGTTGGTTGGATTGTGGCTCTGCCAGTCTGAGCCGCTGCCGGTCCACAGGAAGAGGAGGTCGCCACCATGGGCGAGGTGAGGGAAAGCCTGCCCCGCGTGTACCAGTTCGACATCGGACTGGACCCGACGCAGCCAGCGGGGTCCGAGGACCTCGTTGGCGTCGTGAAGCGGAACGATCAGGTCTCGGCGGCGGGCTACGGCCTCGCTCCTCTCTTCGGGCTCGTCGAGAATCACGGGCCAGTCGATCTCGTCTTCGAGGTCGAGGACTCCGACGACAACGGGCAGGTCGATCCGTACGCCGTCGAGAACATGCGTATCGGTGGCGCGTCGGTTGCCAACGTCACGGTACCTCCCGGTGGCAAGGTCGTCTTCATTCTTGAGGGCGTCACGAAGCGGTGGCTCCGCTTCAACGCCACCCCCGCGCTGACAGCCGGTGGCCGCCTCACCGTCGCCTACTGGTTCGGCGATCTTGAGACAAGGCTCGCGGTGGGAACGCCGTAACGAGGAGATCGCGGTCATGGGCGACGTAAGAGAAAGCCTCCCACGGTCGATCCAGTTTGACATCGGGAGCGATTCGCTCAGACCGGTGGGGTCCGAGGATATCGTTGGCATCGTGAAACGGAGCGATCAGGTTGGCGACGTGGCCTACGGGATCGCGCCCATTTCTGGTCTGGTCGAGAACCACGGGGCTGCGGCGCTTACGTTCGCGTTGGAGGAGTCGCAGACCAACGGACTGGTGGACGGGCCGCCCGGAGAGCTACATGTGAAGGGTGCCGTAGTGGCCGCCACGACCGGGGCGCAGGTACTCGCCACGGACTTCGAGAACGGGGACACCATCGACGGCGTGTTGCTCGCCACAGGTGACCGTGTTCTTGTGAAGGATCAGGCGTCAGGCGTAGAGAACGGCATCTATGTGGTCAAGGCCGTGGGTGCTCCTGACCGTGCCGCTGACATGGCCGCCACCTCAGACGCGGCCTTGGCGTACTGCTTTGTCGCCGGGGGTACCGCCAACGAGGGCACTGGTTGGGTGTGCACGACCGCCTCCCCGGCTGTGGTCGGGACTGATGCCCTCGCCTTCACGCAGTATGCGGGGGACCCCTACGTTCCCCGCAACATTCGCGTGGGCGGTGCGAGCGTGGCGAACGTCGCGGTCGAGCCGGGTGGCAAGGTCCCCTTCTCCATTGAGGGGACAACGGAGGAGTACCTCCGCTTCAACGCCACGCCGACGGTGTCGGCCAAGGGTCGTCTGACGCTTTCCTACTGGTACGGCGAGCTTGAGAGACGGCTCACGTTGGGGACGCCATAATGGTGCAGGAAGCCATGACGCCGGGCGTGCTGAACGCGCTCAACAAGAACAGGAACCGTTCAACGTGTCCCGGTTGCGGCTTCCCGCTCCCGATTTATCCCGGCCGCTATCCTGCGCACTGTCCGCAGTGTGGCGGGGACCGCGAAGCACCGGCCGAGACGCAGGAGCCAGAAGAGGACAGCGAGGAATGAGATGGCTCGTTCCGGATTGAAGGTGAGTCTCGATGACGAAACGCTCTACCAACTCACCAAAACCGGGATGGGCGATCTCGTCGAGCAGATCGAAGGGAAGTTCTCAGGCGTGAAGCTGAGATGCCGAGCGACGAAGTGCAAGTTCAACGAGGATGGGAAGTGCGGACTCCCGGCCGAGCGCATACAGATGAATAGCTCGTGGGAGTGCGACAACTTCGCGAGGGAGTAACGGTGGCGAAGAAGGATGGAAAGCTGAGGTCCTCGCGGTCGTCGAGACCGAAGGCACCGCTTCCAGAGTCGCTGCCCGGCGACTTCTTCCTCATGGAGTACGACCGATCCCGTGGGCGCTACATCCTCCACCTTGATAACGACGACGAGGAGAGCTTCGATCTCGGCTCGGACGTACAGGAGATGATGCGGCAGTTCGAGCGTTGGGGCCGGTACTCGATAGGGTGCGAGGCCATCGACCGCGCGCGGGAGTTCGGACTTGCTCAGGCGATTCCCGGAGAGACCGCGCGCGACGACCGAGTAATCGCCCTGCACGACCGGCCCGGCAAAGGCCGTGAGTTGATGTTCAGGGACGGCAAGGAGAAGAGACATGGGGACCTCCCAAGGCTCACCAGAGCTTCTATGTGAGGGCGCTCTCGGCGCTTTCATGCCCGAGGTGGCCTACGTCCGTCAGGACGATAAGGTCCTCTTCCTCCTCGGAGAGCAGGCTCTAACGGAGTCTCTGGATGACGGTGCCAACATCGTCGAGTCGATGGATGACCTCGAACTCGAAGAGCGCGAGATCGGCGGCAAGAAGGTCAAGTACCCGAAGAACTCGCAGTGGTTCGTCGAGGGTCCCTTCCAGCGTTCCGACGTGAAGAACGCCAACAACCGCATCTACGCCCGCAAGATATGGGAACGCCTCGTCGGCGACGCCAAGAGCGCCACGATGAAGATGGTCACGGACCGCGCGATGATCGGGCACCTTGAGCATCCGAAGGACGGCCGGACCGACGGCAAGGAGGGCGCACTCGTCACGACCAGCCTCAAGCTCAAGGAAGACGGCGTGGTGTGGGGGAAGGCCGAACTTCTGGACACGCCGAACGGTCTCATCTTGCAGGAGTACACGCGGAAGAAGATCAAGTGGGGTGTCTCCTCTCGCGGCAACGGCACCGTGAAGGATGACGGCCACGTGAACGAGAACGACTACACGCTCGAAGCGTTTGACGGTGTGATGCGCCCCTCGACGCCGGGTGCGCATCCCAAGCCCGTCACGAGCAGCGAATCGGAGGAGCCCACGGGCGCGGCTCCTCCTGTTGTGGAGGATGACATCAACCCCGAGCAGGGTGCGGGGACCCCTTCCGAGGAGGAGGAACTCACGGAGGACGCGCAGGCGACGGTGGATCGCGTGACTTCTCTCGTGGAGACCGACCTCGAAGACCTCGACGAAGGTGCGTCTGCCAAGCTGACTGGCGAGATTCTGGCGAATTTGGGGACCTTGATCGACCTCGCAAAGGAGGGCAAGCTCAAGGCTGAGCGCGCCTACACCATGCAGGGTTGGTTGACGGATCGCCTGAAGGCGCTGCAGGAGTCGCAGGGTGTCAGTGCGGAGACCATCATCGAACGGGCCATCGAGGGCGTCGACACGGAGGAGGACGAGGAGAAAGCCGCCGCCTTCCGCAAGGTCGTGGAGTCCTTCCAGTCGCAGATTTCGAGCCTCACAGAGGACCTCGAAACTGCGACGTCCGAGGTCGAGACGCTGGAGGGCAAGCTGGCCGACGCCGAGATCGCTGTCAGCCTCATCACCACTGAGCGTGATGAGCTACTGCAGACGGTCGAGACGAAGGACCGGCAGCTTGCCGTCGCTCTGGCCTCGATCAGTTCGGAGTCCGAGGAGGAGGTAAAGGACCCTGTTGAGGCGGCAGTGGCAGAGGCGATCCTGAAGAAGCCCGGTCTCTCCGAGTTCCGCGACGTGCTCATGCGCGCCGAGGACGATGAGGAGGTCGAGCGGCTCGTCGAGAGTCTGCTACCCGCCATCCCAACCTCCGAGCCAATCGTCGAAGACGATCCGCCCGGAGTTTCACCGAAGTCTCGCCGAGCGCTCCCGCGTGGAGATGTAATCTCCGAGGTGAAGGGCGGAAAGCCCAAGCCTGCAGTGAGCGAGAGCAGGGGGGCGAGAGTTGCGGGTAAAGCGTTGTCAAACATGAAGGGTGGGGAATAACTCCCCCCCAAGAAAGGAACAGTAAAGTGCCGGGACACATACTCAGCGAACAGGGCCTCTACGAGGGCCTGATCGAGGCAGGTCTCCGCCTCGCAGCCATCCCCGAGTCCGAGGGCGGCTGGAAGGAGTATTTCGAGGAGTCCGACGGAGCGGACCTTCGGATACAGGACGACATTCTCCGCGCGCAGACTGCCCTGATGCTGGAGAACGCCAAGCGCTGGCTCGCACAGAAGTGCAAGGCGCGTCGCAACAGCGAGGGCAGGCTGGTGATCGACGAGGTGACCCGCTCCGCGCTGGTCGGCGGCTGGTCGGACTACCTCTTCCCGATCATCAGGGCGTCGTTCCCCACCAACCCGATCAACGATCTGGTGTCGGTCCAGCCCACCAACCGCCGCACCGCGACGGTGGTGTACTGGAACTGGATCGTTGCCACGCAGAAGGGCTCGTACTATCCGGGCCAGAGGCTTCAGGACGCGAACAAGGGTCGCGTCGACGCCGGATACCACTTCTCCGACGAGTGGGTCATGGGCGAGGTCGTCGGGGTCGGCACAGGCGCATCGCCCACCATCGCCGGGACGCTTGCGTTCCACGATGGCGGCGGCGTCCGTCCGGGCACCGTTGCGGTAACCGCCGTGGTCGCGGCCACGCCGGAGACGGTGTACGACGACGGGAACGGCGGCTTCACGGGTGGTGTCGTTGGCACCATCAACTACGTGAGCGGCGCGTTCAGCATCACGTTCAGCGGCAACGTTGACGCAGCGGCCAACGTGGTCGGCAACTACAAGTGGGACTCCGAGGGCGGCGCACTGCCCGAGGTCGACGTCCAGATCATCTCCAGCACCGTCGAGACGCAGCGGCGCGGGCTGAAGGTCAACTACTCGATGGAGGCCATGCAGGACATCATGGCCGAGTTCGGCGTCTCGCTTGAGGGCAACCTCGTCAGCGGCGCGGCCGAGCAGATCAACTTCGAGATAGCCCGTCAGCTTATCGCCGAGATGTGGGCCGTGGCTCCGGTCAACAGCACGTTCCCCACGACTCTCGCCGGTACGCCGGGTTACAACCAGCAGGACCACTTCAAGGACCTGTCCTACAACCTCAACGCGGCAAGCAACTCGATATGGGCGGCCACGCAGAAGGGGTACGGCAACTGGCTCGTCATCGACGAGTTGGCCTCCAACGTCGTCGAGTCACTCCCGGCGGGCATGTTCGTCGGCGCACCGCGTCCGGCCAACGTGCAGGGGCTCCACTTCGTCGGCACGCTGCTCAACAAGTACCGGGTCTACAAGGACATCCACCTCACGGGGCTTCCGGGCTCCAGCGCCAACGGCAACATGCTGATGGGGTACAAGGGGCGGCAGTTCTACGAGGCCGGGCTGGTGTGGGCTCCGTACCAGTTGCTTTACACCACGGAGTCGCTGCAGACGGCGGACTTCCTGACGCAGAAGGGAATGGCGTCAAGGTACGCGACCAAGATGGTCAACAACGAGATGTACGTCCGCGTCAACCTCGGCCCGTAACCGAGCCGTTGATCGTTGCGAGGGAGGGGGGCTGGTGCTCCCCTCCCTCCAACGCTTAGGTCCCGAACGGGAGGAACGGTAAGATGGCAAAGAAGACGGGCGCGAAGCCCAAGTTCGTGAACATGCAGAAGAGCCCGACGATGGTCCACGGCGAGGACGGCCGCACGGTACGCGTCCACCCGTTCGACCGTCGCAACGAGGCGCAGGACGGTGCGGTCTACGTCGTCGAGGGCGAGCACTTCGAGCAGTTCGTCAGCCCGCAGGGTCCCCTCTATCCCTTTCCCGTCAAAGCCCTCAAGGCTGCGGAGGATAAGGCAAAGGCTCTCGCGGAGCAGAACGCTGCGGCTGCTGCTGAGGCTGCTGGCGTGGCTCCTGACGCTGCCGCGAAGGGTGGCAAGGGCAAGAAGGCGAAGAAGGGCAAGAAGGCAAAGCCCAAGCCCAAGTCCTGACGGGCGGTCGCTCTACTATGTAAGGCGTTCCCGTCAATGACGGGGGGTGACCGTGCCGAATGAGATGACCGTCGCCTTGGTGCGTGAGGAGATCGAGACACGCCTCGGCATTTCGGGCGTGGCCGTCGAACTCTGCGACCGGGACTTCGCAAGCGTCCTCACGGAGGCCGTCCGGCAGATCAACCGGAACGTGCCTCCGCGCGGTCGTGACACGTTGCCTGTCACCACGGCCGTGAAGAAGTACCGCGTCGACGACAGGGTGCTACCCAAGAAGATCATCGGCGTCGTCAACGTGGAGTTCGTGGACCCGGCGCTTGTCTCGCAGAGCATTGATCCCTTTGATCCTTGGTGGACACTCGGCGGTGGCATCAGCATCGGTGGGGGCACGATAGCCGAGTATCAGCAACGGCTCCAGTACATGGAGCAGGCGCGCGAGGTGACCGGGAGCGACGCGTCGTACCAGCAATCTTGGGAGGGCGCGGAGCTTTACCTGTACGTCGATATCCGCCGGGCGCTCCAGTGCTCCTACGAGTACACGTGGAGGATCACGCCGGACGATGATGCGGACACAGGTATTCCCCTTCTTCCGGATACGATGATCGACTGGCTCCTCGATTATGCGACCGCGCGCGCGAAGGTGATACTGGTCCGGATCAGGAACAAGTTTACTGGCGTCCCGATGCCGGACGGCTCCGTGAGCGAGACTGACGCGAACACGATCCTTGAGGAGGGCCGGACGGACATCAAGGAGCTACTGGACTTGCTGAAGAAGCGGCGACGTCCACTTCCGCCGGTCTTTGGGTAGGAACAACAAATTGTTGGTCGGGATACGGGATGGCGAAGATCAGATACAAAAAGTCGCACATCCCTCCGTTCAAGAAGATCGCGGCCAAGGTCTCTGAAGCTGCGACTGCGGTCCTCGACGAGGAGGTTGCGAAGTTCTCCGAAGACGAGAAGGACCTATTCGTCGTCGAGATAGAGACGCAGGACGTTACGTCCTTCAAGACTGTCCCCCTCAACCCCGATTACAAGCAGTGGAAGATTCTTCACGGGCTCGACGAGCGTGTGATGATCGCCACCGGCTGGTACGTCTCGCAGATCAAGGTGCAACACAAGAGCACCGGTAAGTACGGGACCCTCTACTACGTCGGGTTCGACAATCGTGCACTGGCGCGGGACGCAGACGGAAACACCGTGCCGTTCACGCTTGTGAGCCTCGCGTGGGTACACGAGAAGGGATCGGCCAAGGCGCACGTACCGGCCCGACCGCATTGGGGGCCGCACCTCATGAAGATGAAGCGGCGGGCCGTGGGGCTCCGTCTGAGACTCCGGCAGAAGATCGTCAAGCGCTGGAAGCGAGCGCTTCCAAAGTTTTAGGAGCGAGTGATGGCAAAGAACGTGGTACTGCTGGTCATGGCCCGCGAGGACCTACCGGCCAACCCGGAGACCGGGAGGCCCAACAGGTGGGGCGAGGTCGTCGGACAGTTCCCCGTGGATCACAACTTCGGTCGGTTCGAGCAGCCCTCGGCCGGGAAGTTCGTCCACGTGCGGGTCGATGACTTGGACGACGACGCCGACCTCATGGAGCTTTATGACACGGGCGAGCAGACGCTCGGGCAGCCGGACCCCGAGACGGGCATCCCGACGGTTATAAAGGTCTATGCGAAGCGCTGGTTCGTCCCGGCTGAGATCATCGACGAGATCAGGGCCGCCAACGGCGCGCGGCGCACGCTCACTCTCGAAGAGTTCGAGGATAGGGAGCCCGCTGAGTAATGCCCGCGCAGGTAAAACACCTCATCATGCCGTCGGGTGGTGACTACACCTCTGCCTCCGCGTGGGAAGCCGGAGAGCAGAGGGACCTCGTGGCCGCCGACGAGATCGCCCTCGGTGAGATCACCGGGGACTGGTCCGGCGGCGCGGATACCACTTACCTCCTCATCGACAACGTAAACTGGACCACGGACGCGACGCATTACATCTCCCTTTACACGGCGGAAGATGCTCGTCACCCCGGCCGGTGGGACACGAACAAGTACGTCCTCTCCGTCTCTTCGCAGTGGAACGGTGTCGTGCGGGTGGATGCTAACTACGTTCGGATCGACGGTCTTCAGATAGAGAACGTTTGGACGGACGCGACCACGGGAAACGTGGTTGGGATCAATCAGAACGGGCACGGTGACGAGCACACGAACAACATCATCAGATGGGGCGGGGGCGGGACCCCTGACTCTGCCAGTGACGCCGGGATTCAGTACGACGGTGCGGCGGCCGGGACACACAAGGCGCGGAACAATATCATCTACGACTGGTACATGGGAATGTACTTCGATTACGGGGCGGCGGGCACGACCTTCGTCCTGTATGACAACACGATCAACGATAACGTGAGCACCGGCATCTGGATTCAGGACTCCGTGGGCGACGTTACGCTCTACATGAAGAACAACATCTGCAACGGGAATGGCGCGGCGGATTACAACGAGACCACCTTCACGACTTACGTCCACTCGAAGAACATCTCCGAGGACGCGACCTCTCCGGACGCTTCGTACCAGAGCATGGCTGTGGTCTTCGTTGATGAGGCCAACGATGACTTCCACGTGGACGTGAGCGATACCTACGCACGCGGAGCCGGAGACGATCTCTCTGCTGACGCACAGATGGCCTTCAACGATGACATCGACGGCTTCATGCGGGAGGTGGCTTGGGACATTGGGGCTGACCAGTTCCGAGCCGTCGAGGTCAAGCGGAGCATTTTGGAATCGGGAGGCGATTACTCGTCACTCTCCGGGTTCGCAGCCGGGGAGGAACGGGACCTCGGGCACCTTGGCGAGATCGCTGTCGGAGAGATCGACGAGGGCTGGACCTCGGCGGACACGGGGTACACGGACTTCGCTCCCACGAATTGGGTCACAACGCGGGGAAACTACATCTCGGTATTCACCACCAAGGCCGCGCGGCATCCCGGCCGGTGGGATACGAGCAAGTACCGGCTGGTGACGACCAACGTGTGGTACGGGGCGATCAGGTGCCGCGTGCCATTCGTCAGGATCGACGGGCTGCAGGTCTCGCGCGAGAGCGACGTGGACGTGGGAGACGGGACTGGAATCCGGTTCGACGGCAGTGGGGACTATCACGTCACCAACAACATCGTACGATTCAATGGGACGGGGACGCTGGCCGGTGGGGATATCGGCCTCAACTTCGATACGGTCACGGGCGGCAACTTCAACGCGTACGTCCGGAACAACATCGTTTACGACTTCTACTACGGCTTCTTGATTGATTGGGCTGCTGGCGGAAACAAGATCGTCCTATACAACAACACCTTCCATAACAACGTCGGCCGTGCGGTACAGATTGTCGGGGCCGTCGGTGATATCGCGCTCTATATGAAGGACAACATCGCTCAGGGCTCCGGCCTTGCCGACTACAATATCACGTCCTTCACGACCCTCGTGACCTCGAAGAACATCTCCGAGGACACGACCTCGCCCGACGGCGCGAGCTATCAGAGCAAGGTCGTCACGTTCGTGGACGAGGCCGGGGATGACTTCCACGTCGCCGCCGCTGACACGTCCGGTGCTCTCAAGGGCGGGGACAACCTGTCCGCCGATGCACAGATGGCCTTCACGGATGACGTTGATGGTCACGCGCGGAGTTCAGGTCCGTGGACCATCGGGGCGGATGAATACAGGTCCGTCGAGGTGATCCGCACGATCAGCGAGACGGGTGGGGACTACACGTCCACCGCTGCGTTCGAGGCGGCTGAGCAACGGGACCTTGTGAACCTCGGGGAGGCGGCCGTTGCCAAGATCGACGGAGCATGGGCCGCCGCTGACACCGGTTCGGCGTACTTCGATTCTGCGGATTGGGTGACGGCCGAGGGCAACGGGATCAAGGTTTACACGACGGCGGTGGCGCGGCACAAGGGCCGTCCCGGCACCACTACCTACCGGATCAACCCGGCGGCCGTCGGGGGCATCGGCATCCGGACTGGCGTTCCGTGGACCGAGATATATGGCGTCGAGATTCTCGATTGGGGTGGCTCGGGATACTCGGCTTCGGCGATTCAGGTCAACACCGGCATTTCCAACTGTCGGATCGGATACAACCTCATTCACAACGAGGTCGCGGGCAATGGCGGTGCGGGCATCTCCTTTGGGAGCGCTGGCTCTTACGGGATGCACGTCTTCAACAACATCATCTACGGCTGCCAGACCGGGATCAGTGGGGACTCTTGGGGCACGTCGTTCTATCAGTACGTGTACGCCAACACGGTCTCGAACATGAGCGCGTACGGGATCGTCTCCAACAACGGGTTCACGGTCGCGAAGGACAACCTCGTCCAGACGTGCGCCACGGCCTGTTACAACTCCAACTTTGCGGCGGCTTCCACCAACAACCTCGCCGACGACACGACCGCGCCGGGCTCCAGCCCGATCAACAGCACCACGGTCTCCTTCATCAACATCAACGGAATCGCAACGAACGTGCTCAGGGACTACCGGATTCACGAAGACAGCGCCAATGCGCGCGGCGCTGGCGCGGACCTCACGTCAGACGCGGACCTCGCGGTCGCGGACGACATCAACGGGAAGCCCCGCGATCCTCTGCACTTCGACGTCGGGGCCAGCCAGTTTGTTGCCGTCGAGCGCGAGCGGGTCATCGCGGACAGTGGCGGCGATTACACCACGCAGGCGGCCTTCGAGGCGGGCGAACAGACGGACCTCGTGGCCGAGGGCGTTGCTCTCGTCGGCAAGATCAGTGGGTCCTTCGCGGCGGCCGAGACGACGACCGTCACGTACGCCGGGTCCTCATGGTACACGTGCCGGGGCAATGGGCTCAAGGTCTACACACTCGATGACGGAGCCCGGCATCCCGGTCGCTGGAGCGATACCGCGTACCGGATCATCGTCACGGCCAACGAGTGCATCAGGCTCGAATCTCCGGTGCGTCACATCTGGATCGACGGCCAGCAGTTGTTTACCAACCATTCCACGTCGCCTTACGACGGGGTTCACAGCAGTGTCAATGACTCCAGCAGTCACCCGGAAGCGCTGATCGAAGTCTCGAACAACATTATGAAGAGCGACGGAACTGCAGGCGGGAAATGCGGCGGGTTCCACAGCGAATGGGCTTACGGATACAACACTGCCAACCGAATCTGGAAGAACATTATCTACGACTTCGGCAACGGAGGCGGGTACAAAGAGTCGGGGATCATGTGCCGCACCGGAGACTTTTGGGTTTACCGGAACACGATTGACCGGTGTCGGTATGGCGTCTATGATGACGGCAACGGGGCTGACATCACAGCCAAGGGCAACATCGCGCTGGTCTACGGCACCACGCCCGTCTGCTATCAGGGCACCTTCAACGCGAACTCGACCAACAACCTCGCGAGCGACGCCACGGCTCCGGGCTCGAATCCGATCAACAACGCCACGCCGGTCTTCGTGGATCAGGCCAACGATGACTATCACCTCGACATGACGGACACGGACGCGATGCAAGCCGGATTGGACCTTTCGGCTGACGCCGAGATTCCGATCACCGATGACATCGACGGCCACGGTCTCAAGGCTGTGCCGGACGTGGGCGCTGACGAGTACCGGGAGTTGGAGGTAAAGGTTCGGGTCAGGCCCACGGGAGGGGACTACACGACCCTCGCGGCGGCGAACACCGGAGAAGAGCGTGACCTCGTTCATGCGGGTGAGAAGTCGTTTATCTCGGTGGAGGGAGACTGGAGTGGTGGACCTGACACCACGGACACGACCTTCGATGAGGACTCGGCTTGGAGAACCTCTGCCGGGAACTACGTCCGGATTGAAGCCGATGACGCCAACAGGGCCACGGCCAAGTGGGATGCGAACAAGTACGTCCGTCGAGTCGCTGGCATCAGCGGGGTCATCAACATCGACCTGAACAGGTGCATAGTCCGTGGCCTTCAACTCCACGCGAACAACGCATACCGGTCCTGCGTCCAAGTACATCGCTCTGGCGGGCACGTGACTGTCGACGGGAACTTCTGCCGCGCGCTCGATCAGACACAGAATTGTCAGGTCATCGGGCTGGACGGGTACCCCATGACCGTTGATATCATAAACAATATCTGCGAGGGCGGCGGCCACGGAATCTTCAGCGCTGCTGTCGTCGAGAAGGACCTTCAGATTTACAACAACACCATCTACGACATGTCGCAGGTCGGCGTCAACGTGAATTGGAGTACCGGGGTCGTCAACATCAAGAACAATCTCGTTCAGGTCACGGCTGTCAATGACTATGTGATTGGCGTCAGTGGTGGGACTCTGAACACGGCGGGCAACGTAAGCGAAGACGCGACTTCCCCCGAGACAGCCCTTCGGAACCTCACGGCGGTCTTCGAGGATGTTGGATCGCTTGACTTCCATCTCTCCACAGCCGATTCGGCAGGCAGACTCAACGGGACGGACCTTTCGGCTGATGCCTACTATGCCTTCGACACGGACATCAATGTGCAGAAGAGAATCGCCCCGTGGGATTCTGGAGCCGCTGAACTGCTCCTGAAGACCGGCGGGGGCGGGGGTGGTATGTTTAATAGGGGCATGGTCTAATGATTCCGTTGAAGCAGTCGTTGGCCGGGCAGGACGTTCCCGTCCGGCTCTTTAACAACGCGAACAACCCGGTCACGGGTGTCACCGCGCCGACGATACAGGTGAGCAAGAGCGGTGCCGCTCTCGTTGCCGTCTCGGACGGCGCGTGGACTGAGATCGGGAGCGGCTGCTATAACATTCAGGTCGACGCAACGGATACGAACACGGTTGGGTACCTACTGGTCATCGTGACGGGAACTGGCTTCGTGGACGCTCCGGTCCTCTGTTGGGTCCGGGCGAACACGGAGAAGGATATCGACGACAAGCTCGGCGCTCCGGCAGGCGCGAGCGTCTCTGCGGACATCGCGGCGAACCTCGTGGCGGTCAACGCCGTCGGGACGGCAGTCGGGCTGCTCAACGATCTTTCCGCACTGCAAGTCGAGAACGCGGTGTGGAATGCTGCGCGCTCGGCGCACACAGGTGCGACCACCTTTGGCGGCGGGGTCCTCACTGAAGACCTCAACGCGGCTGCGAAGGCGAGCGTTAATGCGGAGGTGGATGCCGCGCTCGATACCGCGATCCCCGGCTCCCCGACGGCGGACTCGATCAACGAACGGATCAAGACGCTGGATGACAACTACACGGTGACGCGGGCCGGGAACCTCGATAACCTCGACCAAGCCCTCAGCACCACGGAGTCCAACATCAGAGGCTCGGACGGCGATGACCTCAAGGACATCTCCGACGAGATAGCCGGGGTGTCCGCCGCTATCGGACTGCTCAATGATCTCAGCGCCACTCAGGTCGAGAACGCCGTTTGGGACGCGAGTAAGGCGGCTCACACAACCGGCACGACCTTCGGAGACCTCGGGAACAAGATCGACCAGTCCCTCTCAGCTACCGAGACCAACATCAGGGGCGCGGACGGGGACGATCTCAAGGACATCTCCGATGAGATCGGTCTCCTGAACAACCTCTCGGCCGCGCAGGTCAACGCCGAAGTCGATACGGCTCTCGCTGACATCAACCTCGATCACCTCATGGCGGTGGCTGCAACGGGTTCGGACGTGGTGGATGATTCCGTCATTGCTCAGCTTGCCAGTAAGTCGGCGACGGCGGATTGGGACACCTTTGACAACACGGCCGATTCGCTCGAAGCGCTGGCCGATGCGCTGGCGGGCTCGGGGCTCACGGCGCAGCAGGTCCGTGACGCCATGAAGCTGGCTCCCACGGTGGGCGCTCCTGCAGTGGGCTCCGTTGACGCACACCTTGACACCATCGAGGCGGACACAACGGCCATCGTCGCGAAGCTCCCTACGGGTACGATCTCTGATTTCGACGAGGCCAGCGATCTTGTCGATCTCAACGCGGATCAGAGCACCGTCACGTTCGGCACGGTGAATGCGCTCGGCACGACGGCCAAGGCGGACGTGAATGCGGAGGTGGACGCGGCACTGGACACGGCTATCCCCGGCTCCCCGACGGCTGACTCCATCAATGAGCGCATCAAGACCCTCGATGACAATTACACGGCCGCGCGCGCGGGGAATCTGGACAACCTCGATCAGGCCATCTCCACGACCGAGAGCAACCTCATGGGTACGGGCAGCCGGGACCTCACCGAGGTGTACGATCTCGTGGGGGCACTCAATAACCTGTCGGCCCTACAAGTCGAGAACGCGGTGTGGGACGCGGCCAAGTCGAGCCACACGGGCGGGACCACCTTCGGCGATCTCGGCCAGAAGGTCGATCAGGCGATCAGCGTCACCGAGTCCAACATCCGAGGCACGGACGGGGACGATCTCAAGGACCTCAGCGATCAGATGGACGCCCTGCAGACCTCCATCGACGGCATCTCGAACGTCACTCGGCTCAGCACGGCGCTCCCGAAGTACATGCAGCGCCCGTCCTCGGGTGACAAGGCCGTCTTCGTCAAGGTCGCCCTCAAGGACACCACCGGTCAGATGGAGGACCCGGACAACAGCGACATTGGGCTCAAGGTCTACAACTCGGCCGGGACTTCAAGGAACGCGAACCTCTATCAGGATCAGGCGCTTACGACGTCGCTGGTCGCCAGCTTGTACGCCGGTCGCCTGAAGCTCGTGAAGACTGCCACCGGTCTCTATGAGTTCTACTACAAGGTCAACGCCGCCGATGCAGAGGAGGAGTTGATCTTCGACTTCTATTGGGAAGAGAGCAGCGTCGGCCTCACGGAGTTCCGCTCCTCGCAGATTACGGACGCGGCGAACGATCTCACGGCTATCAAGCTGCAGACGGACAAGCTCACCTTCGACGGCTCCAGCCGGATCATCTCGAACGCCCGCGCGATCTCGGACAGCACGACTGCGGCGGATGATCTCGAAGCCAACATCGGGTACCTCGACCAGTCGCTCGTGACGATGGAGGCTGACATCAGGGGAACAGACGGGGACGACCTGAAGGATATCTCCGACGAGATTGCTGCGCTCAGCATACCTACGGTCGGGCAGATCGAGAACGCGGTGTGGAATGCGGCTCGCTCGGGTCACACCAACGTCGGGAGCATGGGCGAGACGATGACGGACCTCGACACGAAGCTCCCCACCGGGACCATTTCGGACTTCGACGAGACGAGCGACCTTGTGGACCTCAACGCGGACCAGAGCGGCGTGACAATCGGGACCGTCAACGCTCTCGGGACCACCGCGAAGGCGGACGTGCTGGCGGAAGTCAACTCGGCTCTCAACACAGCAGTTCCGGGAAGTCCGACGGCCGATTCCCTCTTCGAGCGCATCCAGACGCTCGATGATAACTACACGGCAGCGAGAGCGCCCAACCTTGACAACCTCGATCAGGCGATCAGCACCACGGAGTCGAACATCCGAGGGTCCGACGGCGACGACCTGAAGGACCTCAGCGATCAACTCGATGCCGTCTCCACGGCTATCGGTGCGCTCAACAATCTCAGCGCTGCACAGGTGAATGCCGAGGTGGACACCGCGCTCTCGGACATCAACCTCGATCACCTTATGGCGGTCGCTGCTACCGGGGCGGACGTGGTTGACGATTCGGCCATCGCGCAGATGGTCAGCAAGGCGGGAACAGCAGATTGGGACACGTTCGACAACACCGCAGACTCGCTTGAGGCCATCGCCGACGCCATGAGCGGCTCTGGACTTACGGCTCAGCAGGTCCGGGATGCCATGAAGCTCGCCCCCACGGGCGGTGCCCCGGCTGGTGGATCGGTTGACGCCCACCTCGATAACATCGAGACCGACACAACCGCCATCGTGGCGAAGCTCCCCACCGGGACGATCTCCGACTTCGATGAGACCACGGACAAGGTGGACCTCAATGCGAATCAGTCGAGCGTGACCGTCGGAACCGTCACGGTTGTGGATTCTCTCGGGACTACGGCCAAGGCAGACGTGAATGCCGAGGTCGACGCCGCGCTTGATACCGCGATTCCTGCTTCGCCAACAGCAGACTCGATCAACGAGCGGATCAAGACGCTGGATGACAACTATACGCCCGCGCGCGCGGGGTACCTCGATGACCTCGATGCCCCGATCAGTACGGCCATCGCGGACATAGCGACGAACCTCAGCGCGATCAACGCCGTTGGGGTGCTGGTCGCTGGGCAGAACGATCTCTCGGCCCTACAGGTCGAGAACGCCGTGTGGGATGCGGTCCTCGCGGCGCACCCGAATATCGGATCGACCGGGCTGGCGCTCGCAACGGCGGCGGCCGGTGGCTCGCCCACGACGATTGCGGCGGCCGTGTGGGACCTCGCACGCGCGGGGCACACGGGACCCACGACCTTCGGCGGCTCCATCGACGCGCTGGACACGAAGCTCCCCGCTGGTCCTATCGCCGAACCGGGCGATCAGATGGACCTCGTTCCGGCAACGCTCGCGCGGCTTACCGAGTACATCCCGAGGCGGTCGGTATCGTACGATGACACCGGGGACGTGCTGACGATCCTCGCGTGGCTGGAGATCGAGGGCGAGATCGTGGCATCGCCTACGAGCGTTGCGGTGGACGTGCTAGATGAGGACGGAACCAACGTCTTCGCGCAGCTTACGTCCAGCAGTCCGCAGACCGACGGCGTCTTCAAGCTCACGCAGAGCGCGCCGGGGCTCACTCCGGCGAAGTCATATCAGGTGAAGGTGGCGGTTGTGCATAACGCCATCACGTACACGAACATCAAGAACATCGTGACGGTGGGTGCATGATAATTCAGCAGACAGGGCCGGACGCAGTGCTCATGTTTCTGGACGCCGGAGGTCTCACGCCTCCGGACCCGTGCACCATCGTGTCCGTCCGGAAGGCTGGCCCCGTCACCATCGAGGTGGAGATCACCGACGGCGCGGGGTATGACAACTACGTCCAGCTTCGCAAGAGGGACACTGGCGAACTCGTGGACCTCAGCTTTGTCTCCGGCGACGGGACTGTCACGCTCACCGCGCCGACCGAAACAGCCGTCTATCTCCTCATCCCATACAGCGTCAACGGGGCGTACGTCTCCGTGCCCGGCGATCCGTGGAGCGTGTACCTCTCTTGCGGCCTCTGCATCAAGGAATTCCCGGTCGCGTCGGGCGTCGATATCCCGATCCAAGAGCAACTCATCGAGGAGATGTACGAGCGCACGTATCCGGCGCTGCCATACTACAATCTTCTCAAGCAGGTCACGCCGCAGACCACCGGCCCCGAGGAGATCGTCGGCGAGGCGGCCACCACACAGTTCGACCCTATTTGGGGCGAGCGCGTCCCGAGCAACATGACGGAGTGGGACCAAGCGCACCTCAGTACCACCTTCGATCCGACGGAGAAGGGCGAGTACGCGGCCCCGGTCGAGCTTCACATCCGCGTGCAGCGTGAGGCCCACGAGCTTGACCTCAAGAAGTGGGGCTTCGATCAGATCAGGGACGTGCTGGCCTTCATCCCGCTCTCGGTTCTGGAGACGAACGCGATCCTCGTCCGGCCGGGTGACTACTTCGTTTGGGACGAGACCGAGTACACCGTCTTGCAGAAGGACCGGGACGGCTGGTGGAAGAACACGACGAGGCGCTTTTACATGATCCTCAACTGCGAGAAGCGGAGGAAGGGCTCGTGATGGATGGCACGCGCCTATACTCCGGCCGGACGGTCAAGGTCCTCTCGACCAACTGTATCGAGGTGGCGCTCGACCTCGGGTTTGGGCTGCACCTCAACAAGCGGATCGTGCTGGAAGGGGTCAACAACCGGAGCATCCCGAAGAAGCTCAGGAACGCGGCGCAGCACGCGCTCATCGTTCTCGTGGGTGGCAAGCGTGTGCTCGTGCACGTCGATGACACGAAGCAGGACGGGTTCCTCACCGGCCGCGTCTATCTCGACGAGAAGGTCTACGGCGAGCCGGTCGGGATGACCATCCCCTTTGGCCGGGAGACGCCGTTGCTGGAGGTCAGTGAGTTCTATCGGTGGCTCGGTGATGTCGAGTTCGACCTCAAGGAAGTGAAGGCCGCGCTGAACGGCAGGAACGGGAAGCCCAAGAAGAATGTCTAGCCCATACACATTCGAGAATTCGCTCCGGTACCACGACGTCGCCGTGTACGAGTGGCTCAAGGGCCTGCACGTGGATTACCGGATCAAGGATGACCCGCTGGTCCTCCGTCCGGACGAAGAGGTCCTCTCGATCTTCGCGTCTCCGTCACGCCCGTTTGCTCAGGTTGCGGACCTACTAGTCGCGCGCGACTTCTTCCATGACATGGGCCTTACGCCCGCGCAGATGACGGAGATGGCCGAGGATCAGTTCCACGCGATCCTTCCGTTGCCAATCATCACGATACAGCGCGCGGACCCACAGCCGGACACGGAGCTTGCGAGCGTCCCGAAGGTCTTCAGGAGGAAGTACCTCAACCCGCTGACCGGCAAGTGGGAGTTCCACCCGTGGCCCGGTCACTATCGGACCGAGTACACCTTCACTCTCTGGTCGCAGAACAAGATGACCGAGGCGTTCCTGCTCGAATGGTTCTACGCACAGATTGGAAAGGTCGGCGCGGCTGACAACGAGACCTTCATCGCGGTCAATCACGACGAGCCGTGGGGGACCCTCAAGCAGAGCTTCAAGCTGTCGGGAAGTTCCGATCTCTCCGAGCTTGAGAGCGCAGACAACCCACGCTGGCTCAGGCACGAGTTGTCCTTCTCGCTCCGGACATGGATCATGCGTCTCTCGGCGGTGAGCTACGATTACCACGACCGGCAGGGCCTCGACGTGGATCAGATCGGGCCGGAAGGTCCGTACGGCAACTGCACCGACGAGGGCACGCCGCTGGATGTCGCCAACACCGGCATTCAGACCCTCAACCTGTTCGAGTTCTCGTTGCCTCCGAACCGGGTCCCGACGCTCTGGCCGAAGACGGGCAACGCCACCGTGGCGATGGGTGACGAGTCTCCGGGAGGGACTTACAAGACGCGGTTCCACCCCACGCTGCGGATCGGCGTCGAGGAGCCAACGGATACCGTCTCGCTCCTCGAACGGCTGTACGTGAAGGACGACGACGACCTCGGGATCGTGGGTTTCTCCTTCGCTTACAAGGCCACCCTGCCGGTCGAATTCGAGGTCCACACCAAGGACTACACGGCCGATCAGGAGTTCAGCGCTTTCAGCCTCGTGCTCCCGGCCGCGAGCCGGTGGAAGAAGGTCCACCGTTTCACGGTCGTGAACAAGGACTCCTTCATCGCGAAAATAGCCGGAATCATGGGCCAGAACCCGCAGGAAGCCCGTCTGTCCGATCTCGATTTCAGGGTCATTTCCTCGTTGACAAAGGTCCCCCCTACGGGTAACATTGATCTCGGCACGGAGATAAAATACTTCTGGAATGGTCTTGAAAAAGCCCCATATCTTGGTATCATTGTCGTCGCGGCAACTACCGGGGGCAATAACGAGGTCGTCCTTGAGGATGATGACGTGAATCCAGACACCTCGCGATCACAGATCGTCGACGCGGCTGTCAACGTCGGTGCCGTTCTTCTGTCCCAACCCAAGCATAGTTCACTGGCCCTTCGCGTCCCCAAGGACGTGACGGTCAGCAGTGTGTACGTCCAGAGGTTCCTTCCGGCGTACAATGGAGACGAGCTTGACTGACCTTGCTGTCAGGAGGGTAAAGCCGTGTCGAACGTGATGATTGCAAACAAGCTCCCGCAGGCCGTCGAGGTCTCGCTGCAGAGCCCCGGTGGTGGCGTCGAGGGCGTCAAGCTGGAGCCCTACGAGGCTATCCCGAACGACCGCAGGCCGGAGCATGTGGCCGAGTCCAGCGTGACGGGTTACACGCGGGGACTCGCGGAGCGGGGTTACATCCGAATCCGCAAGGGCTAATTCCTCGGTGCTCGCGTGGATGCTTTACTCGCGGGCTGATACGAAGGAGTGACCGTCATGGTGATGGTGAGCGCAGGAATCCAAGTCAACGAGTTGGACTTCTCCGACTACGCAGTGCGTCTCGGGATCACGAGACCAGTGTTCGTCGGCGGGGCTTCCAAGGGTGCACCCAATACGGTCATCGAGGTGAACGACGAGGCGGCCCTCGTCGCGGCCTTCGGACCGCCGCTCCTGACGGATTACGGTCTGCAGGCGGCCGTCCAATACCTCCGGAGGGGCGATCAGCTAAAGTACCTCCGCGTCGGCGACTCCAACATGGAGACGGCGGACCTGCCGATCCCCGGCACGTCCGGAGGGACTCCGGCGGTCGCGGCCACAGGCGCGATCAACTTCACCGCGTCGGCGAACCCGACGGACGGTGAGACGATCACCCTGAACGACGGCGTGACGGCCATCGCTGCCACGGGAGACATCGAGTTCACCGGAGGCACGCAGCCTACGGACGCGGACACGGTGCTCATCGACGATGGCACTGGCGTCGCAGCCGCCGCCAACATCACCTTCACGGTTACGCCCACCACAGGCGACACGGTCACCGTCGACGACGCCGAGGGCAACAGCGAGACGTTCGAGTTCTCCGATGGCGGTGGCGTCACGCCGGGGAACGTCGAGGTGGACAAGTCCACCACCACCGACGCGGGCGCGTCAGAGTTCCGGACTGCGCTCAACGGCACCGGTCTCAACATCACCTGCGGCGCGATCACGGGCGCGGGTCCGTGGGTCGCCCCGCTCACCCACGACGTCGTGGGAACTACCGGAAACTTCGCCACCATCGCCTCGACCGGGACCACTCCCCCGGCCCATCCGTCCGGGCTCTCCGGCGGTGCGGGCGCGGTGAAGTTCGAGTTCGATGACGATGCCAGCACCGAGACGGGCCACGTCGCCGTCACCATCGGGGCCACAACGCCCGATACGCTGGACGACATGGTGGACAAGATCAACGCCGCCACTGCCATAGACGTGAGCGCGGCGGACACCACCGGGGTCGGCGATCCGACGATCACGTGCACGCACGGGACGCCGGGCGCGGCCGGGAACAGCGCCACGATGGCAGCGGCCGGAACAACGCCGCCCACCGTGGCCGCCAACTTCACGGGCGGTGCGGACGGGACCGACTACACCTTCGAGTTCGACGATGACTCCTCGGTCACGCCGGGGAACATCGCCGTCCTGATCGGGGCCACCGCAGCGGCCACGATGGCAAACCTGATCGTCGCTATCAACGCATCCGCCGTTCAGATCGTGGCGATAGACGCCACGGTCACCGTCCCCAACTGCGCCCTGACGAACTCCGTACCGGGCGACGCGGGGAACAAGACGATCACCGAGACGGGCGCGAACATCGGTGTCAGCGGCATGGCCGGAGGCACGGACGCGATCCCCGGCTCGCTCGTCAACGTTATGACTGTCTACGCATCCTCGCCGGGCACGTGGGGCAACGAGGTGCAGGTCCAGTTCAGGGACAGCATCGTCTTCGATGCCCCGGCGGGCAACTTCGACATGCTGGTGTACGCGCCGGACAACCCCGGCGGGACCGCCGTCATCAAGGAGACCTTCCTCAACCTCTCGCTCACGTCCTCGGACGCGCGCTTCATCGAGACGGTCATAGATCAGGGGATTCCGGGCGAGGCCAACCCGTCCGAGTACGTCTCAGTGGATGTGCTCTCGGATGGGACCGTGACGGCCGCGACGTACACCCTCGGGACGGGCGCGGGGACCGTCGGCAACGACGGCGTGGCGAACATCCTTGCCGCCGACTACATCGGCACCGTGACCGGCACGGTTGCCACTGGACTGCAGGCGATCAGGAATCCCGAGACCGTCGAGTTCAACCTCATCGCTGTTCCGGGCGTCACGCACAAGGACGTGATCGACGAGGTCGTGGCCCTCAGTCTCTTCCGGGCGGACTGCCTTGCTCTGCAGGACCCGCCGTTCGGTCTGGACAAGCAGGGCGTGATCGACTGGCACAACGGCGACAACATTGCCGTGCCGAACGCCCCGACGTCGCCCCTCACGAGCAACCGCATGACGATGACCGGGCACGCGTGGGTCAAGAGGTACGATCCGTACAGCGAGACGAGCATCTGGATGCCGCCGTCAGGACAGGTCGCGGCGCAGGCGGCCTACACGGATAGCGTGTCGTACCCGTGGTTCCCCATCGCCGGGCACAACCGAGGCATCCTCGACGCCGACGAGGTCGAGTGGAGCCCGGACTCTGACGACCGTGCGGACCTCGCCTCCGGGCAGAACCGCGTCAACCCCATCGTCGATTTCGTCGGGCAGGGACCCACGCTCTTCGACAACTGGACGCTGCAGAGGACGCCGACGGCGCTCGATCAGGTCCACGTGCGCAGGCTGTTGCTCTACGCCGAGAAGCTCTGCGCCACGGCAGTGAAGTACCTCGTCTTCGAGCCACACGATGCGGTGACTTGGAAGCGTTTCGTGCAGCTTTGCAACCCGATCCTGTCGTCTATCGCGGCAAAGAGGGGCCTTGAGACCTTCAAGGTCATCTGCGACGAGTCCACGAACCCGCCGTCGCAGCGGGCCAACAAGGTCATGAAGGGCAAGCTGCTGATGGTGCCGATCAACGCGGTGCGTGAGTTGGTGATGGACTTCGCCATCTACGCGTCGGGCACCGAGTTCGAGGAGGAGTCGTAACCGAAGAGTTTCAAGCGGACTCTGACAGGAGGATAGGACCATGCCCCTTGCACTGTTGAATGCCGACCATGTCGGCGAGCAGGGCTTCGAGCCGCAGCGCGTCAACAACGCGCTCATGTACATCTCGGGGCTCGGAGGGAGTGAGGACGTTCTCACTCTGTCCCTCAACTCGTTCCCGATCCCCAAGCGGACCATCGGGATACTGGAGGTGGGGTACCTCAACGACAAGAGGAAGTTCGCCGGGAACCCGGTGTACGACGACCTCTCTGTCATCTTCAAGGACTACGTGGACGCCGAGACGGCCCGCCTCCTCTGGAAGTGGAACTATCTCGTCCACAACCCCGAGAACGGGAAGACCGGCCTCGCCCGCTCGTACAAGAAGCAGGGGTGGGTCCATCTCCTGTCGCCCGAGGGGTCCATCGAGCGTATCTACGACCTCGTCGGCATCTGGCCGAGCGGCTTTGATGGCGGCGACGCCGATATGATGGGGGAGGACACCATGAACATCACGGTGACCATCACCATCGACAAGGCGATCCCGAGCACCGGGCTGCGTCCATCGGACGTTGCTTAGAATCGGCCGGTGATACCAACAATTTGTTGGTGTCACTGGAAAGTTGACCTCCTTTCAGCGGAAGGAGCATGTTATGTCTGGCGAGCTAGGTTTCACCACGGCCACGCTGCCGTCGCGTGGCGTCCTCTACAAGGACAAGGACACGGGGGAGGACCTCCTCCCCGGCGGCGAGATTCAGGTTCGTAAGCTGACGGCGAAGGAGGAGAGCATCCTGATGAATCAGGGTGCGCGTGGCGTCGAGCGCATCGCGATTCTCCTCAAGAACTGCACCAAGCTGCCGAGCCCGAAGCTGGCGCACGACGATCTTCTCATCACCGACCGGCTGGCGATCCTCCTTGCCATGCGGACCATCACGTTCGGTCCGCACTACACGTTCACCTTCCGGTGCCAGTTCTGCGGGAACACCGGCAAGGCGAACATCGACATCATCGAGGACCTTGAAGAGCGGACGCCCGAGAAGATTGCCGAGGACCTCCTCCTGAAGGAGAAGATCGCGAGCGTCGACGACTTCGTGCTCGAAGAGCCGTTCGACGTGCCGCTCACTGACTGCGGCAAGGTCGCTTCACTACGGTTCCTCCGGGGGACGGACGAGGCTCGCATCGTAAAGCGCACGAAGCGCATGGCGATGCAGTCGAACGATCCGGCGGACCCGTCGTATCTGTACCGGATCGCCCTCCAGTTCACCGCCATCGACGGTGAGACTCAGAACATAGCCACAACGGAGGCATTCGTTCGGGACCTGACCGCCGGAGACACCGCACGGATCAGGCTGGCTGTCGACGATACGGAACCGGGGATTGACCTCAAGGTCTATCCCACGTGCCCGTCGTGTGGTGGCGAGAACGAGAGGATGATGCCGTTCGACGCGGAGTTTTTTCGGCCGTCCGTACTGTAAGCTGGAAGACCTCCGAGCGTACGAATTCTTCCTCCTGTACTACGGCCACGGGTACACGCAGACTGGCATCGGTGGCATGACGTTCGACGAGCTTAACTGGCACGTCAACAAGCTCGCTGAGCAGTTGAAAGAGGAGAAGCGCGTCCGTGACCAGCAGATGAGGAGGCTGAAGTCACGGGCGGCTGCGAGGAGAAGATAGTTGGCCTTCAGCGACGACGCCATCGGCTTCTATCTCCAGCTTGAGGATCAACTCACGCCTGCGCTCGCGACGGCTGATTCTTCGTACGAAACCTTCGTCAAGTCTCTGGAGCGATACAATCAGCGGGCCTTCAAGTCCGCCAACATGGGGATGTCGGCCGTCACTGATCTTGTGGACAGCTTCGGCGCGGTTCCGAAGGAGGCGGCGAAAGCCTACGACAAGGCGTACTCCGAGATCAAGAAGCGGACCAAGCCCATCACGCAGAGCGTCCGGATCGACTTCAGCCCGAAGACGACGAAGGGGCTGGCGCGGGCCGTCGAGCAGGGTGTCGCCAAGGCGATGCGCAAGGTCCGGATCAGGCTCTCGGCTGCACGGCCGCTGAGTCGGATCACCGGCTTTGACACCACCGAGTCGCTCCGGGCTGCATACAAGGGGATGACTCAGCCGCCGGACATGTTCGGCCGGTTCCAGAATATCCCTCGGTTCGCGGAAGGTGGCGAGGTAACTGGAGGCGGCGGCAAGAAGGACATTGACAACATCCTCGCCATGCTGAAGGAAGGCGAGATTGTCCTACCAGTCGATATCGCCGACGCCCTGAAGGCCGCCACAGGAAAGAAGCGACCCCCCGCTTGGCTCTCGGCCGCGCTCGCTGAGATGCTCAACGATAAGGTCGCCCCGATGATAAACAAGAACACCGACGCGCTGGAGAACGTCAATGATACGGGCGAGGAGACCGTCGGCATCTTCGAGAACCTGATGACCAACATCCTCGGGCAGGCCCGCTTCCTTGCGCTCAACAAGGCACTGGAAACGGTCCAGACGAGCCTTCAGGGTGTGCAGTCCGCAGGCGGTGACGTGGCAGATCAGATGGGAGCTACCACGGAGGCGTCGCAGGGTCTCATCGAGAACATGTTCGACTCGAACCGTATGCTTGGGCTCAGCCGCGAGCAGATGTTTGCACTGACCAGCGATGTTGTGAGGTACGCCGCAGCGGTTAGCGACGGGGCCATAGGTACCGATGAGCTTGGGATGGCGTTCCTTTCGCTGACACAGGCGGGGCTCAGGAATCAGGCGCAGTTGAAGGCGCTCGCCCCGGCCGTCGCGCTTATCGCCAAGACCACCTTCACCGATCCCGACTCAGCCGCCAAGAGCTTGTATAAGCTCACGGATGCCTACGGCCTCAGCAACGACGCGGCAGTCGCGTTGTTCGGGACGTTCCGGAACATCGCCGGGAAGACGGCCATCACCGTCGCCGACCTCAACGAGCAGATGCAGACTCAGATGGAGGACTTGGGTGCATTCTTCGAGATGAAAGGTCTCAAGCCCGAGCAGATAAAGACCTCGCTCGAAGGCATCGCCATGATGACGGCCGCCTTGTCTGACAACTGGCAGGAGTCCGGCTCAGCGATGGCCGCCGTGATGGCGGACGCGCTTGCGGGAAATATCGAGGCACAAAAGTCGCTCGGTTTGATGGGGACTAGCTACGAGAAACTTCAAGCGGCCGTTGTCACGGGTGACCTGAGTCCTGTGCTTGAGCAGATGACCAAGAATTTCGAGGGTGCGGGCGGCGCGGCCGAGAACCTCAAGGACCTCCACGGGAAGCTCGATATCCCGATCACGGTTGAAGAGTTCGGAAAGTTGATTACCAAGGGTGGCGATACCGTCGCGACGCTTCGTGAACTACAAGGCCAGACCGTCCCGACCGGGAAGGGGATGGCGGCGATTGCCGCGCAGGGCGAAGAGATGACTTCGATGTTCGACCGGTGGAAGAATTCCATCTCCCTGTTCTTCTCCAAGGGCTATGGGCTGAAGCTGATCGAGTTCTTCGACGGGTTCAACTTCCAGCTTGCGCACTCAATCGCGTACCTCTTGAAGGATGCAATCGCCTTCACGGTTTGGGGTGGCAAAGCTGTCCTGTCTATTCTCGGGGTGGCTTGGGCGCGCATCTTTCACGCGAAGGCAGCTACGACCGAGGCAGTCGCCGTGGGCGCGTCGGCGACGGCCAGCGCGGCAGCGGCTCCAGCGTCAGTCGGGCTCTCAGCAGGGCTGATGGCGCTCGCTCCGGCGATCCCCGTGATCCTTGGGCTCGCCGCCGCCGTGGTCATGATCGGCGCGGCTCTCTGGCTCGCAACGCCAGCCTTCAAGGTCTTCGCCGACGTAATCAAGACGGGCATGGGTATGTTCATGGACATGTTCGGCATCCTTGTGGAGACTCCACCGACTCAGATACTCGCATCCGTCGGGGCGCTCTATGCGATGGCGGGAGCCTTCCCGTTGCTCGGTCTCGGCATTCTCACCTTCAGCAACGCACTCGGGATGTCCGCTCCGGGCCTACTGATCTTCGCCGGGGCCGTCGCAGTCCTCGGCGGGGCTCTCGGTCCGACAGCGGGACTCCACGACGTCCTGACGCGGCTCATGTCGATCTTCATCTTCGAGCCCGGCATGGCCGACGAGGCGCTCGCTGGAATGGCAGCCGCCGTGAAGTTCGTCGCCGGGTACGTGACGATCATGGGGGCTCTGACGGCGCTTGCCGCCGGGGCGGTCGTGGCAAGCATCACCGGGGCGGTTCTGGAGTTCTTTGGGGTTGGCTCGCCGCTTGAGGCGCTGGTCGCGCGCGGGCGCGGGGTACTCGGGACCCTCAAGCCTCTCATGGCCGAGTTCGCCGAGCTTGGGTTCGGCGCTACCAAGATTGAAGTCAGTCCGGGGACGCTCCAGCAGATCACCGGCCGCCCGATCCTCAATGTCGGGGACATCGAGGAGGCGATCCTCGTCAGGCTGGACCCGGAGTCCACCGATGTGCAGGTCCGCGACGCAGTCCTCGAACAGACCGGAGTGCTACAGCGGTTCCTCGACGAGATTCGTTTCGGTCGCGCGCCCGGAGCCGACAAGGGTAAAGGGACGGCCACGGCTAGTAAGGCCACACGTGAAATAGCCTTTGGGAAAGCCTAATTATGGCTGGTACGAATGACAGCGTGGTCCGGAATCAGCTAACTAGCGATCAGCGCTTCGCTCAGGGACTTGTGCCTCCACTGAGCGACAAGCTCCTCATTCGTATCGACCCTTCGTGGCCGCACTGGCTTCCGTGGCGCAAGGTCGTCAATCCGGCGGGTCGCGCAGGCGTTCCCGACACGCACCTCATCTTCACCTTTGTCGATCTCGAAGATGGCCTGACCGAATCCGCCGCCGTCAACTACGCGGACACGGATGTCGTCGGCCGGGCCGAGGCGTACAAGACCTTCATCTCGACGGGCAACAAGCAGTTCCAGATCAACTTTCAGTTCCGGGCGCAGGGCTTGGAGACGAGTGGCGACGAGATTTCAGAGATTCTTCAGAAGGAGGTTGTCCTCCCGGCTCGGTGGCTCGATGCTCTGAAGTATCCGATAGTCGATCAGGGACTCACGCTTGCACCGCCTCCCTGCATCCTCCAGATCGGTTCGCTTTTCATCGCACGGGTGATCGCCGACGACGTGCAGATACAGTGGCAGCACCCGTTCGATCCTGAGAGCCTCCTACCTCATGGCGCTGAGGTCTCGTGCACCTTCAGCGTCGTGCGCCGCGTGGTCGGCAACTATCCGATGGACGGCCTTTGGGGCGCGCGTCGGACGACGGGAGTGACGTAATGGGTGATGTGATCGGCATCGCGGCAGACAGTCGGTACAAGGACACGCCGCTTTACACGGCTCCCGACGGGCAGCCCGAGTTCGCGCTCATGGAACCCCCCGTCGAGTTCAGCACCGAGCAGTCGAGTTTTCAGGTGCATCGCGTCGCCCGCAACGAGATCGGATTCCTCGATGTGCTGGCGGTCGTTTACTACGGACAGGGGCAGGAACGGCTCTGGTGGGCCATCGCGTTGGCAAACGCGCTGGTGGACCCGGAGAGGGACATGTACGTCGGGCAGGTCCTCGTGATCCCGTCGAGGTCTAGGATCAACAGCTTCATCTCGCGCGCGCGGGAGGTCTGACGTGCCGGATTCATATTCACCACTCCAGATCGAGATCATCTTCGTGACGGACACCCTCAAGGTGCAGATTCCGGCAGAGAACTATTTTCAGTCCTTGTCCATTGAGCAGCGTATGGGTGGCGCGTGGGCGGGGGCGCTAACTCTCTTCGACCCGAACTCGGCGTACCTTGAGGACCTCATCCTTGCAGCGGGGCCGCAGGGGGCGGGTCGTGGTGTTCTTGTCCGTTGGGGTTGGACCCACGACGCGGAGGGAAACTACATCCCGCTCAGCAAGCAGCGGGTCTTTGAGGGCCGGATCGCAACGTACACGTCTGAGTTCGCCGTTGAAGGCTTGACTCTCAAACTTGACATGGTACACGCGGGTATCCTCAACACAATGGTCGATGGCGAAGCCGCGCCGACGCATTCGTGGTCAGGCCAGATGACCGCCAGCGGTATTGTTCGTGATATTGCGGAACAGCAGGGTTGGCAGACATCGGAGAAGGGGTTCTACACCAACAGAAAGACCTTCACGCGTGAGACGGTGGAGGACACGGACGGTCCAATCGGCGAGTCTATCGTGAAGCCCGCTGACATGGATTTCGTGACCTTCATCCGAGAGTTCCTTCTCCCCCGTGCTGTCAACAAGGACAAGACGCACTTCACGTTCGGCTTGGTGCATACGGCCCCCTCGAAGGAGACCACGACGGGTCTGCGAGTCCGGAAGGCGGACTATCCGTCGGTCGTTCACTTCCACTCCCCCGAATTCGACGGCGCGAGTTCTGGCGGTCTCAACAGGGCGAAAGGCGAGACCAAGCGGCAGATCATGGCCGCGAAGAGCTACATCTTTGGTCGGGACAACATGGGCGAGGTCATCAGCTTCAGCCCGAGCGACGATACGCTCCTCGTCGCGTTGCAGGGGCACAGCAACAGCATTTACAAGGGTCTTGACTCCCTCAAGGGCGAGCAGATTATCTTCGAGACGCAGGAGCTTGAGGGCTTCCCCGGTGCGACCAAGGTTGTCACGGTGGACACGGAATACACGACTGAGGTGGGAGGCGAGAGGGTCAGTGCGATCCCGCTCATCGCGCGCACGGGCGAGGACTTGGAGCGGAAGGCCGCTGCGCAATTCTCAAGGGTGGGACAGTCGGGATACACTGCAACGCTGGAGGTCAGAGGCACGCACGATATGCGCGTCTTCGATTACATCGAGGTGATCTACTACCGGCGTGGGGAGACGATGGTTGGGGACGACCAAACGATCCCGACGAGCGACTGGTTCAACGAGAGCACGCCGAAGAAACGGCAAGAGCGGGCGAGGGCGAAGGCGTTCCAGAAGCACTATCTGTCGGGACTCTATCATGTCAGGGACATTTCGCACGAACTGAGTGCTTCGGGGTGGGTTACCACGTGTGAGCTTCAGCGGTCAGGGCACGCGTACGTGGGTCCGGACGCGACGAAGAGGCCAGTTGACATCAGCGTTGAGGCGCAGTCTGTCGAAGGTCAGCGTCGTGAGGACATGATCCCTGCGGAGGTGCGGCGTGGGTGATTACAAGAACCTGCCCGGTGTCTACCGTGCCATCATTGCGTGTGTCGAGGACCCCGAGGAGCGGGGCCGCTATCAGGTCCGTATCCCACTCTTCCACGACGAGGATGTCCCCATCGAACATCTCCCGTGGGCCGAGCAGGTCGTCTTCGCTGGCAAGGGCTTCGGCGACGTACCGAATTACGACGTCGGGGACCTCGTGCTCATCGCCTTCGAGGGTGGCAATTACGAGTACCCCTTCATCATGGGCGGCTGGCTCAGTCAGTCTCAGGGCATCCCCGATCTTCCGCCCGAGCAGCGGGAAGACTACGAGGAGACGCGCAAGCGCTGGATGAGGATGGACCGCGCGGGCAACCTCATCGAGATGTCCGAGGTGGACGACGAGCTTCTCATCCGGATCAAATCCGGGGACGCGGAGGTCGTCGTTTCGCAGATCGACAACAGCATCAACATCGCCGCCACCGGGCCGGTCAGGATCAGTGCGCAGCGTGCGGAGATCGCGGCCGAGGACTTCTCTGTCCGGAGCGAGAACGCCGAGATCGTTGCCACGCATCGTGACGGCGGGGGCGCTGGCGACGCGATCCTCAACATCTTCTCCTCGCAGGTCGTCAATATCTACGGTGGGGACGCTCCGGGGATCGACGCCGATGCTGTCGTGCGTCTCGGTCAGTACATCGACGGGGCGGCAGCCGCTCGCCAGACCAACCTCGTGGAGGCGCGCTCCGAGATCATTCAGCTTGGCAAGAAGGACGATGAGATTTCACCGGCATACAAGAAGACGGTTACCATCAACGTCTCGGCGGACGCCCTCGTCTTCTTGGAGTCTAACACGAAGGTACAGATCGACGCGCCGGACGTGGAGGTCAACGCGAGCAACAGCGCGAAGGTCATCTGCTCGGCCATCGAACTTGGGGTCGGGACGATGCAGCAGCTTGCGAACTATGCGTTGAAGGCCGCCTACGACGCTCACACGCACGGTGGCGTTCAGAGCGGTGGCAGCCTGACGGGAGCACCGACGACGCCGCTGTCGTCGAGCGAGTTCACCACTGATACGAAGGCGAGCTAGACGTGGCAGACGCATGTGCAGGGTGTCCGCAATTCATGAAGGAGGCCGTCCGGCGTCCGGTTGGGGATGCTCTGCAGAAGGTTCAGAACCTCAAGAAGATGACGAACATCATCAACGACGCGATCAGTGCCATCGTCGGCGACGCCGCCACGGACGTGGACGCCATCGTGACGGCCATGCCCGATCCGCCGGTCCTCGATTTGAGCTACATGGTCTCGATCCTGACGTGCCCCTTGCTCCCCTTCGCTGTCGCGGCGGACCTGACGATCCTCCAGAAGCTCGATCCCCGCGAACTGGCGAAGATGGTGCAGGGCCAGATGAAGGGGTACATCAAGACCCTCAACCGGAACTATCAGGGGGCGCTCAAGGAACTGGATAGCTGGCCGGTCATCAAGCTCTCACAGAACTTCTATCGGGACTTCAAGCGCCTCGGGTTCGACGCTGTGCTCATGGTCGAGGTGCAGGCAGTGACGGCGGCAATCGAGATCATCTGCCCCGACGAGTACGCGGAGGGACCCTACGAGACATTCGATGACGAGGTGCAGGGTTTCAGCCTCACGGGCTTCCTGCCGAGTGGGCTGGATTCGGAGGTGAACGATCTTCTGACTGCGCTGCAAGGCGGCGAAGTCAAGATCGAAGCGTGGAGGGCAGCGGCGAGCGCTCCCATAATATTCTGAGGACCAACAAATTGTTGGATATGGAGGGCGCACCCCCTGTCTTATACGGCGAAAAAGGATTGAGTGCGGGAGGTTTTCGAGTAAAATCTTAACATGGCTCACGACGTCACAGACTTCGGTAAACCGCTTCGGGGGCTAGGGCTTCCGGCTCTGCAAGGGGCTGGTGGGTACTTCGCCGCGAAGACTCGGCATCAGGTTGCGTGGGGGGACCTACTCAACGCGCTCCTCTGCCCCATCGGTGGTCGGTTCATGCGTCGGGCCTTCGGGAGCGGGCTGTACAACGTGTTGTTCGAGCCGGGGATGGCGGACAACCCGCAACTGATCCGTTTCATGGTGATCGACGCGGCGTCGAGGCACTGCCCGCACATTCAGATTCGCGATGTCATCATCGCGGTCGACGGGGATACCGTAAACCTCCGGGTCTCTTTCAGCCTCGCGGAGGACGCAGCGGTTGAGGAACGTCTCGTACAACTGGCACGAGGCACGGTTGTGAGGACCCCATAATGGCCGGACCTGCGATAGAAGAGCGGCTCTCGTACACGGATCGGGACTACGACACGGTTCTTGCCGAGCTTGAGACGCTCGTCAGGCAGACGCGGCCGGAACTCTGGTCCGATTTCTTCGAGTCGAACCTCGGGCTCGCGCTCATCCAGATGAATGCGCTCATCGGGGACATGCTCTCGTACGGGCAGGACGCTCTCGGCGCTGAGATATTCCTTTCGACCTGTCGCCGGTACGAATCGGCCCTCCGCTTCTGTCGTTCGGTTGGGTACGTGCCGCGATCCGCGACGCCCGCTGAGGTCACCGTCGCGGCGGTGGACTTCCCCGATGTCATCACGACGCAGGGTGGGACTGTTCCGGCGGGAAGCTCGATCAAGAGCGGAGACGGGTATACCTACGAGCTTCTTGCGGACGCTGTGATCCCGGCCGGGAGCACCTTCTCCAGCCTTTCCCTCATCGAGGGCCAGAGTTGGCAGGAGACCTTCGATCCGAGCGTGGACCCGAGTCAGGCGGTCAGCACCTCCCGTGGGGTCGTCGCCGATGCGTCGTGGGACGTGTACGTCGGTACGGTCAGCCCGTTGAACAAGTGGACTGAGGTCACCAACGTGGCCTTCGAGACAACGCCAACTGATACCTACGAGACGAGCTTCGACGGAGACGGCAAGCTGATCGTGAAGTTCGGCGATGGCTCGGCCGGGAAGATTCCCGACGACACGATCACGATCCTGTACCGCACGTCGAACGGGGCGGACGGCAACGCTCCGGTGGCCTCGATCCGTGGCTCGATGACCGTCAACCTCACGGGCGGCGGGACTGTCAGCGTCACGTACGAGAACAGCAACAGTGCCGCGTCCGGCGGTGAGGACCGCGAGAGCCTCGCGGAGCTTCGGAACAACGTCCCTGCCTACATCGCGAGCCAAGACAAGCTCATCACGCTGCAGGATTACGAGACCAACATCCCGTCGGTCCCCGGCGTGGCCCTCTCCTTCGTTGACATTCTGGTCGCTTCGTATGCCTCGAACGTGCTCAACGTCAACGTCTTCGACGCGGAAGAGGTGACCTTCACCTCCGAGTCACCCGTGGACCTCATCCGCTCGACCGTCGATTACACCCGGTACGTGCAGATGTCGCAGGACCGGGCGAATGACGTGCAGGCGTTCCTTCGCACGCGCACGATGGAGTCGGTCCACCACACCATCGTCCGGCCGACGATTGCGTGGGTCGACATCTATCTCGGGAATGTGGTCTACGACCAAGAGTATGACAAGGATGAAGTCCACGCGGCGATCACGGCCGCCGTCGTTGGGGCCTTCGAGGGAGGCACCGGCTTCTCCGTCCGCGTCTCGGAGGTATACAACGCGGTCCGTGACGTGCTTGGGGTCAGCCACTTCTATATCGAGCGGATGATCTTCGACCACCTCGACGGAACGGCCGCCACGGGGACCATCGAGTTTACCGGAGACGTGAACCCGGCGGACACGGATACGATCACTATCAGCGACGGCGAGCAGACCGCCACCTTCGAGTTCGATAACAACTCCACCACGTCGCCGGGGAACGTGCCGGTTGTCATCGGGGCGGACGCGAGCGAGACCCTTGAGAACCTCATGGACGCGATCAACGAGAACCTACTGATCCGCGCGTCCGAGGATCGCAGCGCCTCTGATCCCACGCTGGACCTCATCCACACGCGGACGGGCTCGCAGTACAACGTCCCCATGACGAAGAACGTGGCGAACCCGGTGACCCTCACGGGCATGGCGGGAGGCGACGACACGCTGGTACAGCACATCGAGGATCACCGCAGGAATCAGGAACCCGTTCCGGACTTCTGGCCTCCGGGACCGTACGTGCCCGGCGAGCCTTTCGATCCTCCGGACCCGTGGGAGGACGGCGGCCAGCTTCCGTACGAGGAGATTGAGGACCCTGAGATCATCAGGGTCGTGAGTGCCCGGCGCTATTACGACGAGACCTATCTGTACAACAACGAGATATATTACAACGCCGGGGTTGGTGGAGCAGCGGCGGTTCAGGCGATCAACCTACGTCGGCTCGTATTCGAGCTTGTGACGCAGTAAGGAGAGGGGACGATGGCGAACTCACTGACGAACTTGGGCGAGCGCAGCGCGATCATGGGGAATGCGGCAACTGGCCCCACGGACGGTGCTATCGCGAGGATAGCGGCCAAGGTGAAGCTCTTCGACAGCACGTCCACGCCGGACAAGGACGGCACGGGCTTCGTCGAGGTGGCGAACGGCAACGGGTATGTGACAGGCGGCCAAGCGATCACGCACGCCGACTGGACCTACTCCGTCGTCGCCACGAACGGCCAGATTGTCCTCGCCGATAAGCAGTGGACCGCTTCGGGCGGGAACATTGCCAACATCCTCGGCGCGTTCATCACGGACTCGGCGGATGCGGTGCTCGGCTGGTGGGAGCGTTCGAGCCCCGTCACGCTCGGTCCGGGTGACTCGATCACGCTGGACGACCTGACGATCCGCATGACGTAAGGGAGTCCCCGTGGCGACGCGGACTTGGACAAACGGTAACGCTACCGGCATCTGGTCGGACCCTCTCAACTGGTCGGGCGGCTCCAAGCCCGGCCCGTCGGACGATGTTGTCTTCGACGCCACTGACGTGTCGCAGTGTACCATTGACGAGCCCGTCTCCGTTCAGTCTATCGACGCCAAGGCTGCCTACACGGGTGCCGGGACGAGCGGGAAGCTCGTCAACACCACGTACGCCGTTGCCGTCTCCGGTGACGCCATCTTTGATAACAAGGAGGTGGACTTCGGGAGTGCCACATACACCGTCGGTGGTGACTTCGACCTTGAGCACGTCGGAATTCAGAGCATCGGAAGCGCCGATGTGGTCCTGACTGGATCGGCGAAGTCCTTCTACTACGGGTCCAACGTTCTAAACAGCCTTACGATTCAGGCGGGGGCTTCGTACACGACGGCGGGAGCCATCAACAGCGGAGCGCTTGCGGTCACCTTTGACATCTCCGGCACATTCACGATCACCGTGACGAAAGACCACTCGTGCACAGACCTTCAAGTGCTCGGTACCGGTCAGCTTACGGGAGCCGGGCAGTTTCACGTGAATAGCGGCAACATTTACAGCCTCGCGGGGACCACGGACATTGCGGGCTTTTTCATCGAAGACTGCGACTCGATTGTGGCCGGTACCATCGCCTCAGCTACGGTAAAGGTTTCTGAGAGCCGGACCGGCACTCGCACGTTGGACATCGAGGCCGGGGCTCACATTATCTCTGGCAACATCGAGTTTGAGAAGACGGCTCTCGGTACGTGGGAAATCAATCATCTCTTGGCCGAAGGCTGGTGGGAGATCGCGGGCAACCTCACCCTCGATATCCAAGCCGGTTCGTTTGACTGGCAGGAATTCGGTTCCGGGTGGGGCTATCCGCAACTAATCCCGCCTATGAACCGGCCGAAGAACGGAATTATCTGGCTCACTGGTGGTGGCTCGGGCACGCAGACCGTCGACGCAGACTCTCAGAATATGGGGTACGTGATCGTCGACGATTCCGGAGCCACGAAGCAACTCACAGCCACATCTACATTCCGAAAGCTGTACGTTGCCAACGGTCTCATCGACTTCAACGGTAAGACGGTCACGGCCAAAGAGCATCTAGGCGTTTACAACGACAACTCGTCGTTCTTTGGGAACGTCGTCGGTACGGGTCTGAACGGCTCCACTATCAATGTCAACCGCAGCATCGTCGTGCAGGGCAACGCCAGCACGGATATCGACTTCGATGCCTCGGCCAACTGGAATCTCAATGTCGTTCGCTTCGGCCAAGGTTGGCAGGCTTTCGTCTACTGCGACTTTGGGAACTGTCAGGCCACGGGCGAGAAGATAGACGCCACGGATGCCAGCAATACGGACTCTGGTAGCAACAGCGAGGTGTACTTCTCGAAGACGACGCGGACGTGGGACGGCGGGGGCGGTGACACCAGTTGGGGAACGGCCGCGAACTGGTCGGGAGACACGGTGCCCGGTCCCTTCGATACTGCCGTCTTCGATGGGACAAGCGCGAAGAACTGCAACGTCAACTCGACCAGACGTGTCGGCACGATTCAGACGTATGGAACGTATGCTGGTACTTTCGATAGTACCAGCGATGACGTTGACGTATTCGATAGGGCCGAGTTTGCGAACGCAACCGTGGACTTGGGCGGCGGGAATGTCTGGCGCGTTGGCAGCTACGTAGACAGTGGGATAACGACCTTCACGGCTCCGGGGCGTATCGAATTCCACGCCTCGTTCGGGGACCTCGAAGCACCCGTTGCACGACCGCTTGGTGAGGTCCGCGTGTATGGCAGTGTTGGGACACGCGCCACGTCGAAGATCGGTCAACTCACCGCGTACGCGGCAGCGCGCCCCAATACCGATGGTCGTATGGTAATTGGGAGCGGTGATCCCCTTTACGTGGATGGGGATATAACGGTACAAGCCAATGCGGGCGTCGGCGGCCGGGACGACCTTCACCTCCTAAACCCTCACGATGTCATACAGCAGGACGGTACGTTCGATCCGGAGGTCTTCTATTGCTACGGCCAGACGGACCTCGCGGCCGGGACGTACTCGTGCGATGAGACCCACTTCCAGAACGATCAAGGCAGTGCGCAGCCTGTGCGTTTGAGTCAGGGTACGAGCGGTGGCACGGTCCGCTTCACCCGAGAGGTGTACTT